TCGGGTCAGCGGTCTTGGCTAATAGCTCAATAATTTCCCAAGCGTGCTCTCCGTCGTTTTCTGTCGTAATGGCATCGATCAGTTGTGTGGCCCGTTCGAGGGTCAGAGGTTCACAACCTCCTCTTTGGGATCGAAATTGCTCAGGGGATGAACTAGATAGCACGGATTCTGACATCTGACAATGGGTTTGTTTTGCGGCGCGATTACAAGTTTCTAGTGCCTCATTCAGGTAATCAACTCGCTCACTTTTAGCTAAGTATGATATCGCTTTTCTAGACTCTATTTCGGCTTGCTCGGTAAGCCCATGTTCAAGCAGGATAATCGATCGTTGATCATAAAATTGTCCTAATAGCTGTCTGCTATCTACCAGTGAAATTGCCTCATCAACACACGCTAAAGCCTTATCCAATTCTCCCGTAAGCGAGTACAAACGCCCCGTGTTGTTCAAAGCAAGTGCTCGAAGTTTAGGAGCGTCTTGCCAGTGACTACACGCGGATTCAAAGTCAATAAGCGCACGGTCGTATTCCCCGAGATTGCGAAATGCCAATCCCCGATGATTAAAGAATTTCCCCTGGTTCGGAATTGAAACGCGCTCGACGAATGGTTCTGCTTTTTCTAATAACGCCAAGGCTTCGTTCCAGTTCCGTTGTTCTGCTTCGATCATCATTCGGACCATCAGCCAGCAGAATTTGGCTTGTAAATCTGAAGGTTCAATGTCGAGCAGAATTGATGCCGAAGAGTCCTCACCTAATCGCCAATAGCAAACCGATAGATAAACCCTCGCCAGCTCAGCGAGAGCGGGTTTCAGAATACGAGCTGCCTTACTAAGCAGATCCTTTGCCTGTTCTTGCCGTCCCTGGCCTGACGCGATCACGCCCCAAACGAATAACAATTCACCGTCAGAGGATTCTTGATCGGGAAAGGGAAGAGACTCCCCGGCTTGATCGTATTCGGCAATCTCGCACAGCTCGAAAGCTCTGCAAATCGTAAAGGCCAGAGAGTCGGTAAATTCAGCGGTGGAGGTCTCTACCATGAAACGCTATTTCTTCTCTCTACTGCTTTTATTTGCCCTTTCAACCCCATCACTCGCTGGCGATACATTAAGCCCGCCCTGTGGCGATACTCTTAGCCCGCCCTGCTCGTCACAATCATCTTCAGCGCCATTGCTGATTAGCGTGATTACGACTGGCTTGACCGCGAAGCCTTAGTCCCGTTTTTCGTTCCGACAAAGCGGACGAGATCGCTTAAATCACAGTTCAACGCCTTCGCGATCTTCCAGAGAGTGCGCAGGTCGGGATCGCGTGTCTCATTCCATGCCGCTGTCGCCATTGAGCGGCTTATCTTCGCCTCTGTCGCAAGTTGGCTTGGGTTTTCAATCTCTCGGCTCCGCGCAGCCTGCTTAATAGTCAGTCGAATGTCCTTCGTCATGCCCCTACTGTAACCCGCTTTTAGTTTTAGCCGCAATAACTATTTGTACCGTTCGCGGAACGCCTTTAGAATCAACAGTAACAGAAAAATCATGCAACCCAGCGGATTTATCTTGACACCGGCGTACCTTTCGCGGTACAAATAATTCCGTCGAAACCGCAAAGGGAGACAGTCAATGACCCAACCAATACCTGAAACTGATTTAGTAAAGATTGCCGAGCGGGAAGTGGTGGCCGCAGCGAAAGCGTGGATGTCAACATTCCAACTCGGGCGCGTTTCACTGGTTGATAGGTTCCACGCGCAGCGCGAGCTACTTACTGCCGTCACACTGCTTACCGCAAGAGAAGGAGCGGCGTGCGCGAGAATTCCAGATGAATACGCCTCAGGTGATTGCATGGCCGCAACGATCCATTTGGACGACGAAAGAGGCCAGCAATGAACCTAATTGACGATCTTTTACGACACGCTTTATACGCGGCCGGCGCAGCAGCCGACGAAGCACACGGCACAGAAGTTGGCGATCACTATCGGGCGTTTGCAGATATCAAGTACTCGCCCGAGCCATCACTCTACTGTGACGTTGACGGGGCTGGCTTAGTAGATGGTTGCTGTCCCCGTTGCGAGCAAAGCGCAGCAGCAGAGCAAGCAGAGGATGATCGTGAGGAAATGGAGTTTGAGCTATGAGACTAACTAAAGCCAAATTACGCGAAATGAACATTATCAATGCTCATGATCTTGCCAAGGCGGCTGGTGGGCTGATGCTCGTTGTCTCGTACTCTCCGGCTGAAAACGGTCGCATGGCTCGGTATGCCCATTGGAGTGTGTGGCGCGTAGGAAAGGCCGTTGACCCTAGCGGGCATTGGCAAGATCACGGCAGCAAAACCTTCACCGTCAGAGGCCGGGAACACAAAGAACCCGTCCGGCTGGAAGCTCTCAGGTGGGCGTCACAAAAGTTCGGCGTTCAAGAATGGGACAAATCGCCGCTTGGCAGCTATCACCCAAAAGGGACGCTTGCGAAAGCGGTTGCAGCAAAACAGACGGACAACTAGCCACCATAAGGAGACGCTATATGCAACACAAAACACTTGGTACGAAAGCTCGAAGCAGGAAGCCACGGAGGGTCACAAGCGTTGAACGCTTAGGTGCGTTTTGGATCTCCTTGGCCGGCCAGAAGATGAGTCCGAGGTTGCGAGTAAGAGTCTAGCCCTTCCAAGGGGAGCAAGTATGAGCAAACAAAGCATGGATGAAGTTGAGTTGGCGACGCCCCGACCGTGGGACTGCGTTGGTGGACTGATTACGCGCGCGAACGATCTTGCTGCCGTGGCCGCAACTCTCGCAATTCCTGAATCAGCGTGGATACGAAAGCGTCCTGAAGCTGAAGCCAACGCCCAACTAATTGTGCGAGCGGTGAATGCTCACGATGCGCTGGTAGAGGCGGCAAGAGACGCACTGACCGAGTTTCGGCGAATGCGCGATGAATCTCCTGACACATGGGATCACATACGCCGAATTTCAACCCTGACCGCTTGGGACAAATTAAGAGCCGCCCTTGCGCTCGCTCAGGAGGCGAAATGACAAGTAAAGAAGTTGAGTTAAAGCCTTGTCCGTTTTGTGCGAACGCGGCAGCAGTTCGTGAAACGAAGGCGCACGGCGCGTTGCCCATTTGGTGGATCGAGTGCGGAATCTGCGAAGTCGGAACTAAATACCACGGCAGTATTTCTGAGGCTGCTACGACTTGGAACACTCGCGCCTCTGCGTGGCAACCAATCGAGAGTGCGCCGAAGGATGGAACAGAAGTGCTGGTCTGGAACGGATTCAAGCAGTTCAGTTACTACACCGAATGGCATCTCACGGAAGAGCAGTTAAAGAAAGTTACAGCCGGAGCGCCGCAACATTTTGCAGGCTGGGTTGATAGCGACAGGGGCGGCTTACCTTTAGACCCTCAGCCGTCGCTCTACCTTCCAACCCCCGCCCCGCCTGCGCTTGCTTCACAGCCAGAGGAGATCAAATGAACGCAACGATCTATCTCAGTTCAAGAGAAGTAGAAGCAGCAGGGAAGAGGGCGCGTCGCTGTGAATCATGCAGTTCAACGTGGCTTGCAGATACAGAGGCCGACTATGACGAATTTGACGTGGCTGACCAAGCAACAGTGGCCCCGCACAAAGAGGATTGTCCGCCTTGCGTTGTGTGGTTTGCAAACTTGCACCTTACTAACCCAGCCCTCGGTGAAGATGGAGTTGGGCTAAATGCGTTTCGACGGAAGTATGTAACGGCAAGCTAGGAAATTAACAGGCAAGTAAAGGAGAAATGATGAGCAAGCAAAGACCATTAGTTGACCCGCGCAGTTACGATTTCGCAAATGAGATGCTGAACACTTCAAACAAGTTCAAAGCTCTGCGTGATGACATTCGAGAAGATTTAACGTGGGAGCTTGCCGACGACGTTCAACGCGCGTGGGAAGACTTCATGGATGAGCAGAAGTTGGATGATTGAACTGCGGAGCGGTGGATTTAACTGAAAGTTTGGAGGCGTGAAATGGCAAGTGAATTGGCAGAAAAGATTGAGCGTGTCATAGGCGGGCGCACACCTGAACTTGCTCCAGCGATTATTGATGCCGAGTTGCAAGAGGTTCGGGAAGTGCTGGCCGGATTGCGCCATCAGCACTTGCTCGATTGCTGGTGCGATGCGGGCGAAGAAGACGACCACAAGGACTCCTGCAATCGCGCCCGTGCGCTACTAAGCAAGCTTGAGGTGAAGTAAATGGACGACGCAACTAGAGCAGAGTTAGAGGCGATCAAGAGGCGAGTTGAGGCGGCAACGCCGCTACCTGGCAACAATACGCATCGGGTTATTTACGAACACGGTGGCGGCAGGATGTGGGTTGAAAGTAATGGCGGACCAATTCTGATTCTCGATTCTTACAACCGGGGCGACACGGAATTCTACATCGCCGCACTGGATGATGCGCACCGCCTTCTCTCCATCATTGAGGAGCAGGAGCGGGAGATTGAGCGACAGAGGGAAGAAATCGTTTACGCAGCAAGCCTCGCTAACAGACATGCCTTTGAAAGTAACGGCTACATGCAGCGATGGCGTAAAGCGGAACGTGAGCTGGAAGACGCCCGCCGTAACGCATTCGATGAAACCGCTGCGCTCGTTCCGACAAGCTGGCTCGATTCGCTGCTGACCGGCCCTGACGCGGTATTGAAATCCAAGGGCGGTACGTGGGGATACCCTGAGATTGAGGCGGTACTGCGCGGCGTCAAACAGCGAATCGAAGCCGCCCGTGACACCAAATCAAAAGAGGCGCAATCGTGATCGCACAAACGTGTGAGGGGATTTGGAGGAGGCAGAAATGAGTACCCACGTCGCACTTAACACTGGCTCGCAACGACTCCGCTTGCTCTTGGAACAGTGTGATCACTGTGACGCGCGCGCCGGAGAACCATGCCGCATTACGCTCGATGGTGTCAGCACTAACGGTATGTATATCTGTCCCGACGATGACTGTGAACAGCTATACCGTTCCGCGTCTGCCGCAATGAGTTGCGGATTACATCTTCGGCCTAAATTTCACGCGAACGCCAGCTAACCGCCAAGTTCCGTGAGATCGGCATAGCGGTGGAGTTTATTAATTGATGAATGGGTGAAGGAGAGACGATGACGATTGATGAACGAGTTGATCTTTTTACGCGCACATTACACGCAGGAACGAAGCACGCGGTTCTAATTGTCAACTATCGCCTTACGCTTCTCGAAGTCGCCCGCGATCAACGACACGCTTGCGCGGAAGCGACGATGGCCGTTGAAGGCGACTCAAACAATCCGTGGATGATCGATAAAGATGCAGCACACGCCGCCGTAATGAACACGGAGATTAAGTAACCAGTTTTGAGCGCGTATATGCGCAGGGGAGAGAAGAGAGATGAGTGAAATCATGGGCGTCACGGTGCTTCATGTTGATCTTAAAGTGACCGCCGCTGAAATGCGCGAATGGGAGCCTGCGCGAATCTCCGCGTTCTTTAACGGCATTGCACAGATAAAACGGGCGGCGGAGGGTTTGCCGTTCGGCGACTTAAGCAACAGTACTATCGATGATGGCTTTGGCAATACTTGGTCGATTACTTGCCCCGAATGTAAACAGCAGTCAATGGAAATTGTGCGCCCCGGCAAAGCACAATGCGGCAACTGCGGATAGTTTCCATAACCGAAAGCGATCAGCAATGACCACTCGCACTGAACCATTAAAGTCTGCGGCGCTAGGCGCAATGGCTTGGGCCTGGGCAATTCTAATTTCGATTTTAGCGGTGGGGTTAGCAGGAGGAGAGTGAGCAGTGTTAGCACTTAAAGACATCAAGCCGCCCGTCACGATTGAGTGGACGCGACATCGGGACAATCGCGGATCGCTGATGCGCCGCGCTCGCATAATCGAGAAGCGAGGCCGCAATCTTCTTGTTGATGATTCTGGCTCAACAGACTGGCTGTGGTGGCCGACGATTAACCACTATGGCGACGTGCGAATTGTCACCGACGCGAAAGACTCAGCCGATTAGTTAGCAGGGGCAGCGTAGAGAGGGGAATCAATGGCAAGTGAAACTGACGATGATGACGTTCTTCCAGAGGACTTGGTTCACATGGAAGACTGTACTTGCGATCACGAGCCAGAGCAACACGGCTGGGGCAACTGCGAAGTCGAGGGTTGTAAGTGCGAGGGAGGATGGACGGAGTAATCATGCCTGACACACCAACAGCAGAAGTAACACCGCGTCCGTGGCGCATTGACGGTTATCAAATCTTCGGTGCGGATGGGCAATTCGTGGGGAGTACGTTCAATAAGAATGATGACAATCTAATTGTCACCGCCGTCAACTCATACGACGCAACCCAAAAGCAACTGGCTGCGCTGCGGGAAGCGTTGGGCGAAATCGCGAACTCTGCGATTGACTTTGACGATCCGCGTATCAGTTACGTTTCAATGCAGGTTGATAGAGATGCGCTTGCTGAAGCTCGCAGGTTGCTCTCAGAGGAGGAAAGCTAATGACTAACGCTGACCGAGCGTACTACGAAGAAATGAAGCGCGTTACTTCTCCAAAAGGTAGCAGCGAACACGGACACGACTGTAAGTGTCAAGCCTGTTACGAAGAGTGGGCTTGTTCTACTGGATTTGAAACGATGAATCCTGAAGGTCGCGAGCGAATGAAGATCCGACGGGAGGCGCAGAGGAGGAAAGCTAATGACTGAAGTAGAAGTGAAGCTGGAACCGTGTCCGTTCTGTGGTAATCCGCCTGATGTTAAAACGCGGCGCAATTCTGATTTGATAGAAATCTTTGAGATTCGATGTGATGCTCAAGTCTGCATGTTTATCCCGCATATTACCGTCAGAGTCGAGAACAAGAACGACGCGATAACTAGCTGGAACACCCGCCCCACCTCCCAGCGCATCGAGAGGCTAGAGGGAGCGTTGCGGGAGATAGCTTCATTCAACGACAAAGACGCCTCTGAACACCTTGAGCGAACAGGAAGCTACTCATTATTTGACGAGCCGGGCAGCGTAGAAGTCGCTCGCGCTGCGCTGCAATACCACGTTGACGGCTGCGCATGCTTTACGAATGGGGTCTTATTCGAGCGTGATCCGCGTTGCGATCCGAACGCACCGTTGCCATCGCTAGAGGCTGACCAATGACACCACAACCAAAGACATGCGGGGAGTGCCGTCCGATAGTTTCGGGGGTGATAGGTGTTTGCATTGAACTCTGCCCGTGTCACGCATCAGCCGATGATTTGTATGAGGCGGCGAAGGCGGCACTCGCATATATCGAGACTTCGCGCTGGGCTGTTGACGAAGCGCAAGTTGCAGAAGATCAACTCCGCGCAGCAATAGCCGCCTACGAAGGGAAGTAGCCAATGACAATTATTGACGCATTGATAGGTGAGATACGCGAGGGTGTATGGGCGCACGTGCGGGTCAGTTGCGGGGAAAGATGGCTCTGCGCTGAACGTGACGCTGCGGGTGTTTGTTTTACGGTGCGCGAGCAACGCCGCAGGCAGAAGTATCCGCGTGTTTTAGTTCAAACGGAAAACGAAGATGAGGCGTGCCGCTACCTGATCGGAGAAAAAGACTAGTCACGGCTAAGAGGGTTGCCGCTCAGTGAGGGGAGAAGGGGAATGCGAGGAATTAAAAACGAGGTTGTGGATCGCGCCAGTCGATACGTTCAGCGACACGCTCGCTACCACCCTGACGCGCCTAAATATCGCTACGCGGTTCGCTGGCCGGAGGGCGCGACAGAAGCCTTTCTATCAGACGACACTTGGGATTTGGTTTCGCAAGTGGCGCGAGCAATGAACAAAAAGCAAAGAAAGCCTCGCCAGTCAACCAGAAAACGAGAGGTGAATTGAAATGATTCTGATATTGAAAATGGAAGATGGGACAACTAAGCAATTCGGGATTGGCGACTCGGTTCAATCCTTAATTCGCGCAATCGAGAAGAACGAAGTTGAAACCATTGTTGTCGGCGCCGTGAAGGGCGCAACGGTGCTTTGGGAGAAGCAGTTTCAGGTAGTTGATGTAGTGCCAACGGATTTTGGAAAGCGGGGGGCGTGAATTGTGAAGGATGAAAAGGTAGTAGAACAGAATTGTTCTGAGTGCTCGCATGTCGCTCACGATCCAGGTCGGTGCCGGCAATGCAACTGCGGGGATTCAGAAATTAGCCGCACCACGAGTTTTCGGGAATTGACCATTACAGGCGGTGACGGAATCAACGGCTCAACCCTTACACGGTACGGATACGACATGGGGCACGTTGTTCCAAAGCGGAGGCAGCAGCCATGAATCCAGATAAACAACCACAGCAGCGCGGATGCGTTCCATCGTGGACTGATCCAAATTGCGGTGCGTGCGGAGGCTCCGGTTACACGAGCCTCGGTGGATGTTACGTCTGCCAGAAGCAAGCAGCCGAACGGCAGCAGCGCGGGTGCCGAGAGTGCGGAGAGCTTGATTACCATGCGATGTCGTGCTCGTTATTCCACGGACGCAAGTCGCGCGTACTCGATACCGAACGAGAGGCAGAGAGTCAGCAGGGTGAAGTGCCGGAGACGATCTGGCTACGTGGCCCTGATGAGCCGTTTAACTTCTCTCAGCGACCGTACACAACTGTCCGTGTTGACCCGCGCGACATCGAATACCGCCGAGTCGAGACGTGCGAATGGAGCGCAGGCCGCAACAAGGGCGACTGGGATTCTGAGTGCAACCAAGGATGGTGGTTTGAAGATGGCGATCCAGAAGATCACGGATGGAAGCAATGTCCTTTCTGCGGTGGGCAACTGGAGGTTAAGTAGATGGCTAGGGTGGTCAGCATCGTGCTTGGTGGTTGCATCGTAATAGGCGTGGGTAACTTAACTCAGAGCAAAGGATGGATGGCAGTTGCTACGTTCGCCTGTTTGTTCGTTTCATGGGCAGGCCGTGATCGCAATACGTGGAAGTAACAGGAGTAATCCATGACCATGAACGATCCAACCGAAGCAACAACAATGGAATTTGAACGGCCCGTCTGTGTATGCCACCAAGGAAGCGTTTGCACAGAAGGCTGTAAGCGCGGGCTGCATCACGATGGCTGTGCCAGTGAACGAGTAGAGCGGCATGAGAGCGCTTGGTGGTGCTGCTCTGCTGACTATCCGAATCACGCTGCTGATTGCAAGCGATTGGCTGAACTGCGAAGTAAGCACGCTGCTGACATCAGCGACAACCCGACTCTTGAAGAGGCTGAGGCCTACCTACGTGCTCACGATTTCATCGACCCGAAGGACGTTTCAAACGCATTCATTGAACGACTTCTGCGCGACAGGCTACGGTTTGAGACAGCCTTAAAGGACGCCAACGATCTTTGTCGTTCCGCCTATCAAATTGCCGAGCGGGAAGGCGCGGAAACAAACTGGACAGCATTTCATACTCAACTGAAAGCGTCCCTTGAACGTCAGCACAAGGCTCTACACGCACCTGCTGAACCGCCGTGCGATATTTACGGAACCGAAGGTAATAAAGGTTGCCGCGTGCATCGCTATGTCCCATGCCCGACTTTGGACGCAGAAGGATTGCGAATTGTAGCAACCGATCCAGCCACCCCACCAGTGGAGTCACAACCCGCGCCTCAGAAGGACGAACAACTACCGCCGTGCGCATGGTGCGGTAAGCCGCCGTTTGTTAGCGCGACGCCTGACGCTGTGTGCTGTAGGAATAACAGGTGTCCCGTCGAGAGCCACGGCTGGATGTCAATGGAAGCGTGGTTGCGTCGCGGAGCACCCGCAACGCCTAGCGTGGAGCCGTTGACTCACCTTGCTCTTGAGCAGTTTAGATCGACGATACATTTCCTGATGAGCCAAGTTGAAACGTTGGCCAGCCGGGCATTCTCTGAGGGTCAGCAGGAGTGGCTTGAACACTGCGATGCGTATAACGCGGGACGCAGAGCGATTCAGCTAGCGGACAAGATCAAGCAGTCAATGAGTACCAAGGAAAACCAACCATGAGCAAGGCTTTGCTTTTTGCGGTCCTGCTTTTTCAGAGTGAGATCCCTGTTACTGTGCGATGGCTGGGAGACGGAACTGTTATCGAGGTAAAAGCCCAAGGGTCAAGCCAGCTAGTCTCGGCAGCCTTGCAGGAGGCTCTAAGACTGACGATGCCAAAGATGAGTTGTCGCTGGTGCAAAAAGTCAGATTGGTGGTCAACACAGGTTGATTGCGTGGTTCAGAACAAAAGCGTGAGATGTTATCGCCGGAAGTTTAATCGGCGCGAGGAGAGACAGAAATGACCGATATTGAAGTAGCAGCAAGACGGGCGGCAGGGAAGCTAAAGCGGTGTCCGTTCTGTCCGGATGGCGGCGATCCGTTTGTCTTTGGAGACTTTGAGCGGTTGAGCACGCGGGCAGTTGAATGCGGCAAGTGCGGAAGCCGAGGAACGCTGTATGGAAGTGGCAACGTAACAGAAAACGAGGATCGTGCTATCGAGGCATGGAATACTCGCGCTACCGCCGAGCTTTCTTCGCTATCAATCGACCGAGACTTCACACTTGAGGAAGCGGCGCAGATTTGCCACTACTATTCAGAGGAAAAGGGCGACATCGCCAGCCAAGCTGAAGATGCTATTCGAGCGCGTATTGGAGAGAAGGAGAACGATGACTCACGAGGTTGAAATCGTAGGCAATAGACATCTCGACAATAGTTTGATCTATCGCTGCGTGAAGTGTCGCAAGGCCGGCATTGGGTTATTAGGCCCATGCGCAGCACTGAGCGGTCGGACAGGGCGAAGGGGAAAACTACGATGACTACTAAGCCACCACAACCCGCAGAGTGTTTCTGTGGTACTGAACTAGAAGCGGGAGTCTGCCCTAACGGACACGATCCCGCGCCACAACCAGACACAGATTTTCCCGTAGCAACATGGACGCCTGTGAGCAGTGAAGCCGCCACTACTCCATTTGCTGACGAGCACCCGGAAGACTCGTGTAAGAAGTGTGGTCGGCCGAACATCGTCTGGTTTGCGCCGAACGATCTATGGAACAGGTACGTCCGCGACCAAGGCGAGCCAGGTATTCTCTGCCCTGTGTGCTTCGTAAAACTAGCAGAGCAGGGCGGTTTGATTACGACTTGGAGCGTAGCGCCTGATGTTATCAACAAGCGATCACGGCACCGCTGAAAAACAAGGGAGTTGAAGCCATGCCACACGTACTAGTGAACTTAGATAGCAGCCAGAGCGACGAACTTGTATTGCTTGACGACCTTAAGCAGGAATCCGAAGGTTCATTTCGAGAATTGTTTGAGCGGGCTTTGGACGGCATTGCTGAGGCAGGTGGCGGGACTCTGACTGTGCACCGCGGACTCCCCGTGGAGCACACGAATACACAAGCATGCCCTTGCCGCCCATTGGTACTCAGCGGCGTGACGCCCCGTGATCCTGATGACATCTTAGAGGAAATTGAAAGGACGAATGGATGAACTGCGGTTTTTGCGACCGCCAAATGACCTATGCCTTCTACGTCAACGATGAGCACTGGCGTAAGGTTGTAGGTGAAGAACAGCTCAAGAAGAACGTGGGACGCATCTGTGCGCACTGCACTCTCGAAAGATTAGGCGGTTGTAGTTGGTACATCATCTGGAACGAGCCAATAGAAAAAGTTCGCATCAATAGAATTGCAACTAACGAGGTAGAACGGTAGAACAATGAAATACAAATGCTGCGATCCTGACTGTGGCCGGACATTCGAGAGCGAGTTTTCGCCGCCAACCGTATTAGGCGATCCTCTCTGCCCTGAGTGCTCAGAAGGGTTCGATCTCCTGCTTAAAGAACTTGGTGACAGAGGGGTAAGCGTGTCTGTCAGCTCTGAGAAAGGAAGCGAAAACTAATGAATGAAGCTCTAAGAGTAGCTTAGGCTGCTACTGCTATCCTTGCTTCAGGCTTGAAAGATGGAGGTGTAGGGCATTTTAAGTAGCAATCTTTCCGTCTGCTCTCATTTGAGCAAGAATGGCGTTAATTGCACGTGTTGCGTCTGCTAACGATCCGTCTGCGTTTGCAATCGCATCGCCTCTTGGCCCGCAAACGAGTTGGTCTTGGATGTAGTACCCATGGGAGTTACGAATTCCGTTTTCAGCATAAATATTTACACTTTTACCGTCTTCGTCTATTCCGAATTGGACTCCCGCGTCATATATCAACTGAATTTGCCCGCGACCCTTTGAGGAATCGTAATTTCCTTCTAAAGCAATCAAGACGTTATTTCCAAGCGAGTCTTTAACTATGGGCACAAAGCTGCTTGGGGCGGTCTGGAAGTAATCGGTAATAGCAGGCGCAGCAGCCACCGAACGTGGAAGGAGTGCTATCAGCGGAGCAAGAAAACCCAGCAATGTGAATCGTCGTCTTTGCATTTTACTTCCCTCTTACGGATAAACGCGGATTTCGATGGTTGCATCAATCAACTGACTGTCGCTGGCACCCGTGCCAACGCCGACAGTGCTGTTGTCTGAACGTCTCCCCCCTGCATACGTTGAGCCGCCATTAGTCAGGAGAACGGTTGTTTTATTTGCCGTAAACGCACCAACCAATGTTCCGAAATACACTCCCGTGTCTTCGCGCCCCCATTCAATCGCGCCGCTCAAGGTGTTTTCAATGACCGTTGCTACTGGCGCATCTGTTCCTGACTGACTAAGTAGTGCAGTGTAAACAAGGTAGCTCGACCCACTCGCCGCTAACGACCCTTGCAACCCTGTAACATAATTCGAGCCGTTGGATTGGATTCTTGCTGTTTGTCCTTGCGTCAGAACGAGCGTTGCTGCGCCATCAATCGTGGAAGTTGTGGGCGTGATTGTGACTGTACCCGTGCCAACGACTTTGACATCGACATACCATCCTGATGCGAAGTTACCTGCTGTACCTGCTTGAGCAATAGAGACTGCTGTAGCTCCAGCATTCCCGAAAGTAACTAATTTTCCGCGTGTTGCGTCGAGAAGGGCTTCAGTGGTGGAGGTTCGTGCGTCAACCAATTCAACGCCGCGAATTGTGCCTGTGGTTGTGATTGGAGATCCGGTAGTAGTTTCTGTCCCGCCTGATGCGGAAAGAGATGTGACTGTGCCTGTACCGTCGCCTTCGCTAAACGGCCCTGTCCAGACGCCCGCGCTAGAGCAGTTGTACAAACCAGCGTTAGCCCCCGTCTTAGTCCAGACATCCCCCACCGAGGGAGAAGATGGAAGCGTGGCACCTCTACGGGTTTTGCGAGCAAATGGACTGGATATCATTGCTTCATTCCTTTATTCCTTAGTAGCTGGGATACCACTTAGATGTCGTCGGTGTATAAGTAAAGGTCATAGCCCTTCCAACTGTGGCGGTTCCGCTTCCTACAATGTTTCCGGTGTTGTCGTAGGTAAAAGCCGCATCGGGAATGACCGTGACCACAGAAGCACGCCGCGAAGCCGAGTCCGGCACGGTAATGGTTTTGATCAGCCCAGCCCCAACGTGACTCGTCTGGAATAGCGGGGTAATTGTGTTGCTGGAAATCGTCAAGGCTACGGTGTCCTCGGTTGGTAGCAACACGCCGCTGTAGCCATTTGTTGCCTGTACCAAGCGGCCAAATCCCGCTGCTGTCTGGTTAATCACAGTTTGATCGTCAATGCCAATGTTCGAGCAACCGTCCAATAGGATCATGGGCGCGCCTGAGCTAGTCTCAGCCGTCGCGCTGACGGCAGAAATAGAGGCGTCCCGAATGTTGGTCAGGAAAATTGCGGTCTTGGTGTCTGCGACGGTCGGGGTAAGGTAGATTTCCACATTGGAAATATGGACGTTGCGCCACCAGCCAAGCGATGATGCTGCTATGTTGATTCCATAGCCACGAACATTCTCAATCGATGTGTTGCTAATCGCCATGATGACGGTGTTGGCAGGAACAACCTTGATGCCATCATCAAACGTAAACAGGTAGGAGTTAATTTTTACGTTGACGATTTTCCCGCCGCCCGCGCCCTCGACACGGATAGCTTCACTGGAATCGTAGTAGCCCTGAAAGAGCGACGTGTCGCTAATGGCCCAATCCCCAGCATCAACCGTGACTGAGTTATTTATCCGCACCCCATACAGCACGGGAGACATAACTGAGCAGTTGTGCATAGTCCATGTGTAGCCCACTTGAACATCAAAGTTGATATAAAACCCTTCGACGCCCACCGATTCAAAGTCAACTTTTTGATTGGAGTGTGTTCCGGCAACTTTAATACCTGATCCGGCTGAAGGAGTCGTCGCCGCCGTGTTTACAATCACAAGATCCTGAAACTTAAGAGCCTGTGCGGTAACGGTAAACACATCAGCCGTGGCTGAAGTGCAGGTAATCTTCGTTCCGAAGTTATTGGCCTCCTCAGCCAGCGGCATCTTCGTGGTGGTGCCAATGCTCATACCATCGCCGGAGATGACACCCTGCGCAGTGATCGTGGTTAGCGCGGCGGTTATTTTGTAAGTGCCTGCGGGGAAGTGAAGTCGTCCGCGTCCCATCGCGTTGAAGGCTGCTATAGCCAGATTGAGCGCTGCGGTGTCGTCAGTTGTGCCGTCTCCTATGGCCCCAAAGAGCCTCACATTGAACATTGGCACTAAACCCGCCCACTGTGTGCCTGTATCAACCACGAGAGCACGGGTTGAGTCGGTGAGTTTCCGCAGTCTGCCTTCAGTACCCGCAGCAGGTAAGTCAGCAAGGGTGGAAACTGTCGCTGCCGAGAACCTGGAATCATTGCCTGCGGCTGCTTGTAACGCGCCTGTACCAAGAGTGCGAATTGACGCTGCGTTTGCGGCTTGGTCTGCGGTAACGCGAAGATCGTTATCTCCTACTGCTATTGGATCAGAAGCCGATGCCGGGGCAACTGAAAGGGATGTGCTGCCGTAGGTGGGCGAAGTGTTTGCTTTTACATTCGGCAGGGCATCGATCATGCCCTGAACAGTTGCCCGATCACCAATGAAAACATTGTCACCGCGAAACTGCACAAACTCCATCGCGTTGACCCACTGCTCCCATGTAAACGTGGCGGCATTCCCATTCAGACTTTCGTGGATGTAGTACGGTTTGGAATTTAACTTCTCCCGCATCTTGCCGCGAGCGTCGTAGATGTAAATGTTGTAGGTGGCGACGTGATCAGGAGTGGCAGTGTCGGTATTGATAAGACCGGGCAAGGAAGCGGTCGTGCCGACACCGCTGGCAACGGTGATTGCGGCTTCCCAATGAAACCCCACGGCGGACAGCTTACTGCCATCTTTGGCTGACGCGGGGTGACTCACACCATCCTCTGACACCACCGTCCGACTTAGCGTGATGACGAGCTTCCCCGACGCGCCCCAAGCAGACGGCCAGTTACTCTTGATATCAAACGCTGAAAGAGTGCGAGTTGCCATTACCCCTTGGTGTCGAACATCGAAAACTTTTTACCCGTAGTAGCACCGATTACTGAGACTGCTTTCGTGATCAGTTCACGGTACTCAGGCCCGAATGAGAAGTTATCTCCTGCTGAAATCAGGATTGAGGGCGTATCCGCTACGGCAGTCGCACCAAAGGCAATCCACATATCAGTGTCCGAAGTGTTTTGTCCGATAAGTGAAGTGCGGTTTACATCCGCAACTGCCGCCACCTGAGCGGTGCCGCCTGAAGTAATTGAACCGGAAAGATCAGCCATGTTCAGTTCTCCCTAAATCCAAATCTAATTCTAAATGCCTGTAAGCTGTCGCGAGGACTCCATGCCACCCGATCTATTTCTGCTTGCTGTTTAGGACAAAAAACTTTCCCGATTCCCGGCTGAAGACATTGAGTACACGCGCTCATGCAATCGGGATCGCTTCCACCGCCTTCATATCGCTCAATGTCATAGGGCACTCCCATTGTCTTGATCGCGCTCCAAACTTCTTCGTCCGAAAGGTGCCTTAATGGAGCAAAGACTTTTGCCTTGCCGAGTTGCCATCCATCAGCAGGGCAAAATCCTGACCCTCCGAGCGTCCAGTGATAATCAGAATCTTTATAGCCAAGTAACAGTGTGTCGAAGTGCGGAAAGAGTTGAAGTGTCCTGCTAGGTAAAACGTCTCCGATGCAACGCTCGCCTTGCTCTACATCCAAGACGACAGGAAACCGTTGATTCCCAAAAGACTGCTCGCGAACAAGACTCAGACCACTATCATTTGGCAGGACATACACATCCGAAGGTTCCCAGTTCCACACGTCTAAATGCAATTCCATGATCATCCGTCGGGCGAAAGTTTCTCTTCCGCTTGAGCGAAACCAAATCACAGGAATCGCCGGGTTTATCTCGCGCGCCAAAGTCAAAAGAAGCTGACTATCCTTACCGCCCGACCAGAGAACAGCGGGAAACTCTGCTTTGCATAACGCTTCTCGAATCTTTGTTCTTGCGGTTTCCATTTACGACGCGGCACCTGTTGCGCCACCCAACAACAAACCTTCCAACAAGCCGCCTGATTGAGTTTGGGTTGCATTTCCCGCCATCGTCCCTGTACCACTGCCTCCAGTCTGAACCATGCGTGGTTGTGTCAGACCGGCCACAAGTGACTTCTGCGCTAACTGCTGACCCTGTAGCCCCTGGTTGGCTTCCGAATATGCCTGAGCTTCTTTCTGGCCTAAGTCCGAGATCATGGAACGGCTAATCTGATCGCGAATCTGAGGTGAGTACACTCCCCCGAGCGGATTGTTGAATGAGTTAGCGGCTTGGTTACGAGCATTTCCGTAGGTGTATCCAATGCGAGGATCGGCAGAGAATTTGAAGTCGCGAACAGCCTGCACGTCAGCAGATTCAGGAGGCGTCTGCCAGCCATACGTGTTTGTATTGTTGTAACTCGTGTTCTGAGTTTGCTGGGTCTGCTGCTTTTTTTTCGTCATGCCGTCCTCACGCTGTAACGCACCCACTCGATCGGTTTCCCGTGTGACTGTCCTTTGATCCGCGTTACGCCGTCTCTGCGCATTCCTACGATCTCAAGGATTCGTCGCACGCCGTAATTCTTCCTTGCTAGCCACATCCAGCCCTCTCTCATTCCATTCTCAATCATCTGATTTAGGACGCTGGCAATCGCTACTTTCAGCACCTCAACATCGGCAGAACGCTTTGCCATCAAGTGAGAGTTGTACACCCTATGACCTGCAAGACTAACAGTAATGACGGCGATAAATTCTCGGCCGTCCCAAACTCCAAAATCTGCTTGCGGATCTGTTTTCATTTGCGCCAAATAAGCATCTGCGTCTTCAGTTCCCCACACTGCGTCACAGTTACGGAAGAACAATGGCTGATCGTCCAACCATCCAACCGCCTCGCGTATTAAGGCTTCATCACGTTCCGGATCTAATCGCCGTAATTCCATTACGCCTTGAATCGTTTCTGAGTGCGCAGATCGGTAAGCGCGGCAGCTAAGGTTTGACTCATTAACTTCACCGCATCATCGAGTGCCTGCATCTCCGCCTGAGTAGGTGGGTTGCTAACGGTTTGACCGACATAAGCGGCGTAGGTGCCACGAGCCAGCGTCCCGGTTGGCGCATTCCACCCAGTTGACGCCGCAATCCAATTCAATCCAGAGGCTTGTGTGGCATCCGCCACCAACATCGCGTCGTCTGCGCCCACGGCGCGTCGGATGCCATTTGTGCCGTTGTGCGTGTAAAGATCGCCTTTGGTGGTTAAAGGGGAAACCAGCGTAAGCGTTGAGCCGGCGGCTGAATAACTAAACCCCGACGATCCACCAGCGTTTGTGATACTTCCTGAGAGTCCGTTAATACCAGAAACGAAGATTGTCCCCATTGGCAACGTGACGGGCAGCGCCTCGGACTGGCCCGCCTGCCCCGTGGACTCATACACGAACGTAGAATCGAGATTGAGATCGTCTCTCATCTTCGCGCCCCCACTATCGAGTGCTCATAAACAATTTCGTCAATGCGATCGCGATCACCCGATCCATCCCATGTTCCTGAGACTCTTACGGTGTGTTGCTTCAAATTCTTAACCTTGCCCTTTAGCAAGGCACCCTCAGTAACATTTGTGGGATTTGAAAGAGCCAGCGAAGCCAATGAATTCGTCCCCGCCTCAAGATCGGATACAGGGATAGCCGAACCCGGAGCCGCGCCGTACACCTTCACGGTTCCCGCAGAAGTGACTTTCCCAGTTACTCGAAACGGCCCCACGCATTTTGCTCGTAACTCCTCTCCGGAGTCGGAAAACTGAGGAGCGAGGTAGTAGTCAACCGAACCTGTTCCAGTATCGAAACGATAGGTTTTTACTTCTACTGAGTTGTCAGACTTTCGGCCGCCAATTAGAAGATCCAGATTGCTTCCTACTGTTGCATGGCCGGTCACAATCATGTCTTGAGTGGTCGAGGTGAATAATCCTTCCCCAATCCACTCTTGAGCAGTAAGACCAAACGCCCACCATCGCGTTGTCCAAAAACCTGACGAGTTAAGAGAATGGGCTGAGTGGAAATACACGACGCAATCATTCAACGGATCGTGAGCAACGGTTGTGTGACCCCTAACCCAGGACTTATAAAATTCGGCAATCGGAGCGGCGAACGTGTTTTGTGTTTCCTGCTCATCACCGTCTCCTGACGATCTGACCGGGCCGGAGTTGGTTGCTCCATACAAAACCCCGTTAATGAAAACTAACTGATAAGGATTTTTGAACCCGGTTTTCCAAAACGGACTGATCCGAACAGGGACTAATTCGCTAGATGTTGGTTGGGCGATCTGAAGATGATTGGTGGTTAAGAGATACAGTCTTGCTTCGCTTGGAACAACACCCAGAATCAATTCGGGCGGGGAAGTCGGGTATCCCAGACCGGCAGGGGCAGCTTCTACATTTGAAGGCTTTGCGGGGCGAATCCACGGCCCTGGCGACGTATCTCCCGGCCCATTGCAACTAACCCACACAGGTACGCCGTTAAACAACGTGACGAACTCCGCATTAGGAGCAGCGTCGTTATCAAAAGTAAGAAGCGAGCCGCCTAGTCCAGCTCCTTGTGTTTCGATTTCCCCGTCAAGCCATTCAAACGAATACTTGCTCGCCGTAAGACTCGCAACTGGTATCTGGGCGATGCGAAACCATGGCCCGTTGACGGTGTTTTGGCCGGACGTATCCTGGGAGTCCACATATCGAGTTCCCCACACCCCGAAAGCATCGGTTAGCGTTCCAGGCGATGGAAATGTGATCTCATGCTTGTGGCCCGTGGTTCCTAAGACGGACGTGACAGGCAGCGACGGATTGCTAAATCCGAGAGTCGCTAAATGCTCTTCTGTAATGCGAATCGAGTAAGGGGCTGCCAGCATTCCTTTTGTACCGCCCGCAATATCCGCAACGGTAGGCGCAGCAGGAGGCGTGAACCCAAGAGTGATATGTGAATAGGTCGAACCTGAAAGAATTGAAATCTTCGGAGCGCGAGTTAAAGCAAGAGTGTTACTGATAGCAGACCCGTCCAGCCGAAACGTGCCATCTCCCACAGAGAACAAAGTCCCTTTATCCAGCTTGACGACATTCCCTCTAAGCGCCGTTCCCCTTTGGGTATCGACCGCGAACATAACTGGAAGGCGATACCCCGTCTTACCTGAAACAGAGGCAGAAGGCGCGCGGGAAATCACCAGAGACGTAGTTGAATCAATTCTCTCAACAACACAGAGGAACGATTGACTTCCCACTGTGTCAACAACCAGAAAGAACTGGCCTAGATGTAACTCGGTAGTGAACGCGGTCCCGGTTCCTGTGACGGTTTTAGAGCCGGATGTGAGCGCGATCGTTCCTGTGAGCGCAGTGTTGGCAATCGTCTCGGATAAGTCCTGAAGCGACGCGGCGCATTCATGGTAAGACGTTCCATTGCTACCCCGCTTCCAGATGTTGGACATCCGAAAGATCAAATCGCCCATATTCCCACTGCGAGGTGAGGTAGGAAAGTAAGTTGCGCCTTTGATCGTTCTAACTGGCACTGACCCCTCGCAATCGTTCAACCAAAAGACTCAGCGCGGCATTAACAAACTCTGCCGGCGCATCAATCGTTGCACTTGCGGAAGTAGGAATTGCGGGGACGCCAGAAACAACCAGAAATCGCGTGTCGTCAATCCCGTCTCCGTCTTCGTAGGACTCACCGGGTTCAATTACATAAACACTCGTTCCGCCCTTGATCGTGAAGTAACCAATCCGATCGTCGTAAACACGAATAAAGTCATCCCAATCAGAAATGAATGAGTAAATCTTCGTTGGATCGTCGGGGTCGTATAGGTCGGCATCTGAAAATGTTCCGGTTAGCACGTCACTTGAAAGCGTGGCTGTCCCGTTCGTGAACGTCAGCGTCTTGGTCAATCGAGGAAGTGAGCGAATGTTTCCCGCGTACCCTAGAGCAACGTCCTGGAACACTTGAGCGAGAAGGGAATTAGCAACTACTTCATGTCGGGATGAAAATAACTGCGGCTCGACTCCGATACGAGCCTGAAGCACTGCCTTGTCGATCAACTCTTGGTAGGTCATGCCGCTTGCGCGAGAACTTGTCCGTTCAGTGTGTTCTCGAAATAGTTTCGGTAAATTTGCGCTTGTCCCGTAAAGGCATCGTCGCGCACGAGTAATGAGACCATCCCGCACACATACGCCTCCTCTGCTGCGTCGGGCAGGAGAATTGGATTGGTTAGTGTGTCAATCGCGGTTGCGCGGGTTGAGCGGTTATAAGTACATACGTCCATCTTTACGTTTGTACGCGTGTGGTGCATTCGATTGCCTACTACGTGAAACCCGTATATGGGAGATACTAACCACGAGTTCGCGTTGCGAACCGCGATTCTGATGTCCTGAATAGGCATTTCCTCGCACGCGATATTGCTGGTCGCGTCAAACACACTTCCATACACACCAACGATTTTGTTGCTGGATGCGTCCGTAGAAGGGATCGCGCCCAAGTGTGCGATGTTGTCAGTCTGAGTTGTGATCGAGGTGCGCCACTCGTGATACCTATAAGACACAACCCCAGCGGGCGACACTTCTTTGACTTTGAATCCAGCGACGGCATTGACCAGTTTTTCTTCGACAAGCAAAAACGTGTCCTTGAGTGGAGTGAGAGGAAAGTCCGGTGAGTCAAGTTGCGTTGCTGTGATTGGTGTTGTTATGTATGCAGCCTCAATCGTGGCCGCAGTTGTGCCTGCAATCCCGTTGATACGAATCGCCGCGCTCCGCAAAACCTTTTCAACCGCAACAGCCATAATTTATTCAATCGCAAACGCTTCTTCTCGATAAGTAATTCTCGGGACATTCAGACCCGCAATGTATTGCCCAAAATCCCGCTCGTAACTTTCAATCCTTCGCGACAGTGACCGCTCTAAGCTCTGTCGTTTGTAATCATCAGCCTTGGGATCATTCGACCACTCTGCCGCCGGCAGTGCATCTCTGGCGATTTGGCAAACAAGTAAATGGTGGTGCTGAGCGAGTAGCGGGCTGTCATCCAATGAAGCGTCCTGCGCCCATGCCCCTACCGAATAGGACACGTAGTAATCCGCGTTTTCTGTTGGGATAGGCCGGACTTTCGCGTACAGCGTGTCCTGGCCGTTTTTCCGGTAGAAGGCTATGGAAGCGCCTAAGCCTCGGAAATCGCCTGAGAGGTCGGATAATTCATGGAAAGGGACTTGCCTTTCAGTGCCTTCCTGATTGTCTGGATCGTAGGTAACAACATCGAGAACCTTGCCGATGTTCCCGCTCAGTGTGCAGGTGTCAGTTCCAGATGAAACGGAGAGAACGGTTTCACCGATTGTCCACGCCCTTCCGGTGTTAGCCATTCGGTTAAAGAACGACTGAACGACTCCCACCGAAAGGTGTAGCAGATGCCGATAGCTGGGTTTTTGGGCGCGCGGACTGGCTAACTCAATTCTCGACGCTGCCACCATCTCCGTTATTGTCACTGGCAGCCTCCTCCGCGTTGCTGGCTTTCTGCGCGGCCAGGAATTGTTTTGCTACCTCGCCAGCGATTTGACCAATCACCGATGGATCGATCTGCCCGCCACCGCCCACACTGGAAACAATCTGTTGCAACTGCTCGGCGTTGATGCCACCCATGTTGTCGAGAATGTTGTCCTGCGGCTTCATCTCTAATTGCGCAAGCAGCACATAGGCGACTGGTGAATACTGATAGACGTGTTGACCGTTTGGTGAAGTCCGCTGTCTTAACAGTGTGTGTTCGGCGGCAAGACGTGCTTGGGCGTATCGCTCAAACTGATCGCAGGAAGTGAACATCTCCCGCGCGACGTTTCGGTGAACGTCACTATTGCCCTGCTTCTTGTCGATCATCTCTCGCAGTCCCGACAAAGCAACTGGAGGGCGAGTAGGAAAGAAATCGAAATTGAGCAACTGAGCCAGGCCGGGCTTAGTCTCCGCCTCGTCCTCATACCAACCTTGGCCCATCAAGGACTTGATTTCGACAATGCCTTTGCCTTCATTGGCCCGGAGCACAGATCCAAGCTCGTCGCCAGGGTAGAACTTGACGTGAGCCAAGGCCGCTCCGACACCTGCGAGACCGCCAGGCTTGTTAGCAAACACGCCAAGGTGTTCGGCGGTTGTTGGGCCTTGGATTCTTACCGTATCGCGCTCAATTCCTTCGCCCAAAAGCACGGGAGGGATGGCCTCTGCCCACACTTCCATTGGCACGAGTTGAGCGCGAGGGATAAATCCATTTACAGAGCGACGGAGACAGTGCGCTTGTACTTCCTCGCCGCCGCCAGAGTTGCGCATGTACTCCAACTGGAAAACACGATCAGGATCGAGCGTATTTCCCGCATAGAACAGATAGCGAGTCTGCTCCAAATTCTCAGAGCGAGTCGAAACTAGGTTGTGACCACGAGTTGGGTCAGTGACATTAACGTAAGCAGTGCTCATAAAACCCTTTCTATCGCTGTTACAGCGTGATCCCGTATGCATCGAGCGCGTCAAGAATAAGGTTGATTGTCGCGCCTAATGCGTCCAGTGCCGCTTCAACTTCGGTATCGGAAAAAGTTGCATTCAGGGCATGGGCCACGCTTGCGTCTGTGATGCTGGATTGCTGCGTCCCACTCGGAATGTGAGCGCCCGAACTTGCCAGCTTATCCAAGTCGGCTTTCAGGGCAGTCGTCATCAATGCCAACTGCGCCGCCGCTGTGGCTGCGGCGATCATTGCTCGTCCTGATGCGGTACAGGGAATCTCCTCGGGATCACCCGCGCCTGCCGTTGAGCGTCCTAGCACCTTGTCGGTTGCTGAGACATTCTGAATCTTGGCGTAAGTAACGGCATCATCCGCAATGTCCGCTGTGGCTACTACGCCAGCTCCGGCATCAGCTACCGATAGTTGCCACTTCGTCCCGTCGGAGTAAAAAATCTTTGTCTTGCCAGTAGTGTGTGACGTGAATCCATAGCTGCCGGCAGGGGCGGATGTGGTCGTAGAGTTCTCCGTGATTGCGGTTGTGAAGTTATAAAACCGCACGCCGCCGATCGCGATATAACTTCCAGACGGCATCGAGGAAGCGTCGAGGTTGCCGTTCTCGTCAAAGAGCGCCGATCGTCCCTGACCGAATTTGTCGAGTAATACAATTGCTCCTGCCATTGGTTTATCTCCTTAGCCGCCCATTTGTCGGCTAGTTAAAGAACGTGGAATTTAGAACGCTTGCCAGCGTCCGTGTTGTCTAGTCTCCAACCGTGCAACCGGTTGAAATCATTGTTAATTGATCTTTGGAGATCGTTGGCTTCATCAGCCATCCGCTGCGCGTCCATGTTTGCTTCGATCTCAATGGCCGCTAGTTGCTCTGGGGTTAGCGGAAGATAGGGCGAGTAGTATGGACTTTCATTCATCCGTTTTACTGCTTGCTCAATCTTCGCCAAATCAGAATCATTTGGATCGCGGTAATAACCCCAGCATCTTTTCTTCCCACCAACTGGAATGTTCACCATCTCCAGTTTGTGATTAAGAACTGTTTGGGTTTCGCCCTCCCACGCCTTCTCACAGCATTGAGGCTTCCCGTTCATGAGGAATCCATCATGTGCTGCAATCAGATACTCGAAAACATAGAAGTCTTCTGGGGGTGGGCCTAGGTCTACCGTTTCGCCCGTGGCATCAAGGACTTGAAATCTGGTTGCGCTGTGCGCATCCCAATAGGCTTCTTTCTCAATTCGTCTTTCAAGCACCCATCGATCCGGCTGCTCATAGCTCCAGCCACGATCTGTTTTCCATCTCTTGGTCCAATATCGAGGCACTACCTCTCCCAAGGCCCACGTCATCACTGAGGGAGCATGGGAAAGGCGGATGATTGATTTACCGTCGCGGTTTAAGCCGACACGCTTGTCAATCTCTGCCTGAAACTTTTCTTGATCGAATCCGTGAATCATTTGAGTTGACTTGGAGGCCGCGCCCAACTAAGTAACGCAGCCCCCGAAGGAGAAGGTGTGTTGTGCGCCTTACTCCGTTCCGATAATCAGCGCGTGTGTAAAGTTCGACGCGTCGATCGTCGCCGTGGTGATGACCGTGATCGCGCTGTCGGCGGTCTGAGCCACCATTTCAAGCGGTCCGACAATGCCCAGCACGGTCTTAATGTGCGGCAGCACCAAATCCTGAGTGTCCGCATCGGTCGAAGCGGGAACCTTCCAAACCTCAATGACCAGCCCTCCAGCCACTGCGGTCAGCGGGATGCGCTTCACAAAGACAATCCCTGTAATCGTAGCCATGTTGAATTCTCCTTATCGTGCCGAGGCACGTTCAAAGGGAAGGGGGATTGCTCCCCCTGCCTCAGTCACGAATTAGCTATTCACCGACACCTGGGTATCGCTGGAAGTGATCAGTGCGCGCTTAACAAACGCCGTCTTGCTTGGCATCACGTTTCCGAGATTGAAAGCAATCCCGAATGCCCGCTGCCACGAGTCCGACCCAGTTCCATTGTTGCCCAACAGCATCCGCCACTCCTGCTTGTCGAGATCGAAGTCCCCAAGGGCCATCTCCTCGAACAAGCGAAGCGCGTCACTCTCGAAGTAACAACGATCCTCGTCCATGTCGGAATCGAGCACCCAAGTCGTATCGCCATCCTGGTACTTCTTGGCAATACCCTTGGTGACATCTCCGTCTTGAATCGTGAGATTCCAACCCTGCCGGCGAAGAAGCGCGTAGAAGTTCGGAGTGCAAAACGCCATAAGGCCATTGCCAGCTCCCTCGTCGTTCGCCCTCATCATTAGCGCAGTCTTTGCCCGATCCACCGTCGAAGGCGTCGGTAACGCTCCGGCGAGATCAACACCGGCTGAATTCAAATCGGTGTCATTCGCCGTGTTGAGCGTTTGCAGGATGCGAGACGCATTGGAAATCACATGCGCAAGGCCACGCGGCATCCGGTTGTAGGAATTCGGATCGGTGATGTAGTCGCCTGAGCTGATCGTTCCGCTCAGAAGATAGATTACACAGCTCGCCGCGCCGGGAGTCTCGACATAGAACGTACCTCGCACTGCTCCAGTGGAAGGATTGATCGCGTCGAAGTAATGCCCCTTGCGAAGCCTGAGCGTCCCCTTGGTCTGTCCTGCGGTCGTCGCGGCAGTAGTCGTGCCTGACAGCGTTTGACCCGTGCCAAGAGTGGACACGGCGCCAGAAGCGACCGCAAGCGTTCCAGAGCCATCACCGTAGATCATCTGATTGATCCGTTTGGTGAACACGTCGTAGTGAAGGTTGATCGCCTGATCCAGTGAACTGATGTTCGACTCAGAACCCGACTTCAGCATTCGGATTGCCGAACCGTCCATTACAATCGGCTGCGCCATGTAAGTCGGATAGACGTACATGGAACGGCTTGACGGAGGAACGTAGGGGTTGAACGATGAGTCTGTCGGAACAAACCCACCTACACCGCCTGGCATTTGATACCAGTGCGGAAGTTTGTAGCCCTTCTGAGTGATTGGCTCAGTTGGAGTAGCTTTCTTGATTGCGTTGTAGCCCGGAGCCTTCAACTCAAAGAGTTGCTTGCTCGACGTGAGGCTGCGGGTTTTCTGCTGTACCCAGTCCGTGAAATTCTCTGCCTGTGCGACTGCCATGATTGCTCCTTATTGGCTCAACAACCCAGTTTTACGAGCGAGTTCAACGCCGTACCGAGGATCATTCGGCAGCATTTCCGGAATGCCATAGCCGTTACCCTCGGAGAGCGTTCCGCTTTGTCCGGGTGTTGGGCGAGTACTTGTCGCCTGGCCGAGCAACTGATTCTGCTGATTTGCTCTCTGTGCGGCCTGCGCCCCCAGTGCTTTAGCAACCTTGATCGCAAGTGGCGCAATCTTAGCGAACACTTGATTCTTGGCTGCGGCGGCTTTTGCCTGGGAGGTTTGGGCGAATCCTTTTTGACCAAGCAGCTCATACGTTTTCTGATCGCGCATGTGCTTATCGGCCACACTTAAAGCTTCGTAGAAACCCTGATCGAGTTTCGTTCCGAATGCTCCGAGCATCTTTTCTGCCTGAGCAGAGAAGTCAGGATCGCGTAGAGAGAAAATGACCGCTCTCGTAATGCCGAGCATCTGAGAGTTTTCATTTGCATCAGCGGAAAAAGTTACCTGCCGAGCAACTTCGTCCATGATCGTGTCGAGACCTTCCTGAAGCTGACTGGAGACATAGGTTTCCTGTTCTTGAGTAATTCGCTCGCGTGCTTGAGCAATCTGCTGCTGCTGCTCAGCAGCTTTGGCCTGCTGCTCTTGTTGCTTCGCGATGCGGCCATCAAAACGCTCTTTATGGGCTTCCAAATTAAACTTGCGCGTCTCTTCGTCTTGCTGTTGAAGATCGTTACGCACAGAGGCGGGAAGCTGCTTATAAGCGTCCTGAAACTCAGCGGGAACATTTGCCAGTTCTTCAGGCGTGATTTCGCCAGTTGATTGCGGCGTGAGCGCGTCAATCTTCCGGTAGTCATCCAAGCGTCGAGGATCGAGTCCCCACGTTTCAAACAACCTTTGCCACAGTGGGACTTTCTGGCCTGCGTTATCCGGCGCATAGAGAAGCAGATCGTTAAGCATCTGTTCCGCTATGCCGGGATTGTCCCCGTCCACTTGTTCAATAAACTGAGTGGCCGAGATCTTCGGCAGACCGCTATCGTCGTACTGTGGTTGTTGGGTGGATGGATCGACTACTGGAGTAAAAAGCGAGTTGTAAGCATCCAACCGACTCTTGATCATTTCAGGCTCGCCGTATTCCGCGAGCCCTTTCAATGCTTCGAGCGGTTTGAGGCTTCCGATCTCCTCTTTACGCGCTTCATAGGCAGTGCGAAGGTTGATTAAAGCCTGAGCATACTGTTGAGATTTGTTCTGCTCTAGTTCTTCAAGACTTGGAACACCCTCTAAGGGGTCGAGTTCTTGAGTGGGGTCAACAGTCCCCGCTTCGTCGCCTTCTTTTGCCTCGATCACAGACTGGGCGGTTACGTCGCCAGCGGTAGCAGTCTGACTAACATCTCCTTGGCTCACGGACGAAGGAGCGGCCTCGGAATCCGAGGTGGCAACCGGAGAATTGAACGACTCGACGGAAGATCCGCCGACCGTCTCGTTGCCTACGTCCGTTGACTGTGGTGTTTCCATGCTTCGTTGGGCCTAAAACAAAAATGCCCAATCACAATTCACGGGCCTTTTAAGGCTACGCAAATTCTGATTGGGCAGGCCGATTGCAAGATCGGCTGTGCAGCACTATTTGGTTGTCAACTCGGCGCGTACTGCTTGCGCCATTTTCAATAATCTTCCCGCTTGAGCTTCGATGTGCTCAAGAGTCCTTAACGCGGACTCGATACGGTCAGCAGGGATAGTATCACGCTTCGGTTTTAACGTGTCAGCTTTTATTACCCGCACGGGCTGAATAGGGTCAGGCATTGCTTGTCACCATCCGATGCTCCCGATCTTGTGCCTTCAGCTGGTTCATTGCGGCCAAATGGGACTCTTCCAATTCCTGCTTTTCGGCTTCGGTTTCGATGTCTGCTTGGTTGACTAACTGCTGACCCATTGCCTCTTTCGCCCCTAGCTCCAACTGGGCTTCTTGCTGTGCAATCTGTTGTTGACCTTCAGCTTGCATAGCCTGTTGTTGCGCTTCCATTCCAGGCTGGGCTTGCGCAACCTGAACCTCTCCCTGCTGTTTAGCGAGAATCGCTCCGTGCTGCCCGTCGAGTTGGGTGTGAAGCTGGATCAGTACCTCTACGGCACCTCTTACCGGCATTGGGGCCTCCAGGCCATCATCCGAATCAAGCCACTCCATTAGCCATTGGCGTTTAATTGCATGGCCCGGTTCTGCTTGAGATACAGGCGGCTGAATTGCCCCTTGCCCGGTGATAGTCAAACCTGTTGGCTGCTGTGGATCGATAGCGGGCTGAACTCCTACTAACTGCATTGGGTCTTGAACAATCGAAGCGGCCTGCTGAATTTGTCTGACTCTGCGAAAGCACAAACTCTGTGCTACGTTTCGCGTCTCTGAATCAAGTTCAAGGTCAAATGTGCGCTCCATGTCACCAACGCGCTCAGGATCGAGTTGTCGCGCCTGCATCCAACCCGCAACACCGCCAAACAACTGAACAAATCCCGCATAGTCCTGCCGTTTGATGTACGAGTTTCGGGGATTCCATGAATCAGCAACCACCTCAAATAGAAGATCAGTATCGAGCGTTGCGCCCTTGAGCCACTTACCCGAATGCTTCTGATGCTTTCCACCTAAAGGGAAATACCGATCAACAGGAAAGTGCTTTGGATAAAGTTTAACTAATTTCTCGGCCACGAGACGGCGAACCTCGCCCTTCACCGACAGTACCGGGGTATAAAGAGCATTCGTGGCCGCTTGAGTGATATTCGCGCCTGTGGCCGTCTTATTATCGACCCCCGGCAGTCCTCCAGTGAAAGGCATGAAATGAGAAGCAAACTGCGCGTATTCGGACAGCCGGTTATAGGTGAACTCAAAGAATTGTGGCGCCACACCTGTCGGCTGAAACGCTGGTCTCACCAACTGATCCAGACTGACACCTTCCGCGAGGTTTGCAATCGAAACTGGAATGTTGGTTGCCGGAGTGTTGATGTACCGAGACTTGTTCTCTTCTCCCAGCACTTCGGATGCGACCAACATAGCCGGGGTTGAACTGCTTCTAAGGTAAGTGTGGGTCTGTTGATGATCGGAATTGAATACCTTCTGAACCTCAGTTAAGTCCTGAAGCCCCCGCCCTGCTCCTGTTCCTGTCTTTGAGTACCACTTACCCTGAACAATGTAATCACGGTGATCTTCGATGAAGATCCCTAACACCGCAGACATTTCATTGACGCCAAGAACACAAATGTTCTGCCCTTTAGCGATCTCACCTAACGGAACATTAGAAGGAATCGTTTCGCCGCTAACCGTCTCAGTAGTCTGCCGTAAAACGATGTCCCCATACTCAGCGGGTGACATCCAGAATTCTTCAATCGTGACAGGATCTTTGTAGAGGGTCTTTTTGGAAGAGCCGTCTGACTTCCCGGCTCTCGCTTGGCCGGAATAAGCCAATCGATCGACCACGTCTAACCCTAAATCACTTGTTCCACCGCCGGGAATTTTCACGTTGCCGATTAACTGCTTCAGGCTGCTTTCAGAATCGCGCCTGCGAATGATCATCCACGGGCTTTCATCGGCGTGGTATTTCAAATCCCATCGGCATTGAGCGAATGACTGTAATTCCAAGTTGAAATCGCCTAGCTCAACCGGCTCAGTGTTTTTCAGGGTTGGAATCTGATCCGACGCGGGAGGGATAACCAAAGCCTCTGCGTGGCACTTCGGACAAGTGTAGATACCCTCTCCGGGAACCTCGGTAAAGTCCTGGGCCGATCCTTCGTAATTACAATCTCCGCACTTACCCCAGCCTGGCCCGATTTTAACTTCCCGATTCTCGAATATCTGGCGATAAGCAGTGATTGATTTCAGTGTCGGGTCAATTTTCAGACGCCAGACGTAGGAACCAAAAGTTAAACCCTCAAGGCACTCAGCAATGGATACCCTCGCCCCGTAAAACTTCGGCTCGTAGTGATCAACGACGATTCCTGCGCCTTCTGCGGCTTCGTGTGCATCGTCTGACTCAACTCCCGGCCTCACCCTTACATCGGGATTTGAGTTCAGCCACTTTTCAAGGTTCCCCGAGGTGTGGTACTGCATGTGACTGAGTGCTCGACGCTCAGAAGGCGTACCGCCACCAACGACGGGATACGACAACCACCGCGGCCCCGTGGAGTACGGCGACGGCATTAGAAACTGTTTCCCTGAAATGAAGTGAGCGACTTCTTCGCCCGCCTTGATCATTTCATCCCAAGTTGATTGTTCTTGTTTTAGATAATGCTGAAATCGTTCTTTGATCGCTTCATCAAGCGCGGCTTGAGGCTTCTTGTCCCCTTCGCCTAGTTTCAATAGGGGTTTAATCGGCGCGAGATTCGCGCCTTCATGTGAAGGAAGTAATGAGAGGGAAGTGGCGCTCATCCGTACCCGTTCGAGCTAAATTGCGGAGCGTGAATTGCAGCGGCGATGTCGGCTTCAGTCCAGCCTAACCCAAGGCTCTTTACTGCCTCGGTAATATCTGTTTCGGGAAGATTCAAAGCCTTGCCTTGGTCGATTACCACTTGAGCCTTTACCCGGTCGGTCTCAGAGACTTGCGGCTGTAGTTCAGGCTTCGGCTTCTCTTCGGGCGGCAGGGGCAAGGGTAAAGACTGGCCGCGACGTAACAACATATCGCACTGCCAGTCTATCCGCCTCTCTTGCTCAGAAATGCGCGTGAGAGCCGCGTCATACACGGCCCTCGGTACGCTGTCTCTAAGTTGCGCTTCGAGTTCTCGAATGCGCCCTAAAGCCGCCTGCGGCAACCACATCTAATCGGCTCCGACCGCTCCGTAGGTTCGGCGCGTATCCACCTCGGTCAATGCCGCTAAAGACACAACCGTAGTTGCAGTGCCGATGTCGGTATCGTTAATCGTGCCGTCATCAACCCCAATATCGATCATGCGATTGATGCGAACCTTCATTGGGTGCTGATCTGCGTGCGCGGCGCCAGCGGTGATGATCGCCTTAACCGACGCGGGAGTCGTGGCCGTTCCCACGTTTGTAGTGGTAAGCCACAGTAGTTCACCGCCCTTGAGAATGGCGTCACCGACTAAGCGGGACGCACCGTGCTGATCTGCGTGCATAGTTTCTCCTTGTTACTTCTTGGCTGATTTCTTGGCCGACTTCTTGACTGCTTTCTTCTCAGGATGAGTGCCGGGAACTTCTGCCGCCAACGGACGGGCAGCACTCGGAAAGTCCGGGCTGTTTACTTCGTCGGCTTCGACCCTTTCGCCGGCGGCTTCTGCGTCCTTGAGAGCCTTGGCTTTGCTACCCTTCTTAGTGGCCTTTGGTTCGTCTTCTGGCTGGTCGCCAACCACGGACGGACTGCCCGGCGTGCTCGCCGCGTCTACGCCTGATTGACTGAGAGCCACGCCAGCATCTTTTGCGATGGCTTCCTCAAACTTCTCAAGACCTGCGATCCCTGTGGCTCGGCCCTGACGAGCTTCGCGCGCAGCGTGAGCTAGCCGTGCTGTGAAGTCAGGATCGGCGTTCGCATATTCCGCGCCACCTTCCCCTTTAACTTTGTTCCAAATCTTTTCGATGTCCATGCCTTTTCTCCTTGAAAGAAAGTGATAGTTCGAGGGCTAAAGTGATCCGCCTTCTTCCCACGCATCCTGAGCGTCTTCCGCGCCTGCCTGTTTCTTTTTCATTAGTAACGCCATCAGTCTTTTAGTTCCCATGTTCGCTATTTGTGCCATTGGATCGTTTGGATCGCTTCCCTGCATCGGAGGCAGGGAAGGCAGCGGCATCATTTCAGGAACAGGCTGCGGCTGAACGTCTAATCCCTGCGGCTGGAATTCAGGCATAGGCATAATTCGGCGTCGCGGATACATAGAAATTAACTACCACAACATCGAGGTTTAGTTATTTGCCTCATCCAATCGGATCGCCGTACTCGTTAAACTGAGTAACACGCGGTGTAATCTTCTGTTCAGCAAATTTCTTATTCAGCAAAAATGTGAGTTCTTGCTCAGGCGTCAACCCTGCGTTGTGCGGGGACGCTTCCAGTAATGCGTCATAGCGATACTTTTCAGGAGTTGCTACCTCGACCTGCTCCCCGTAGGTCAAAGGCAGTGCTCCTAATACGCTGTCGTAGAAGAGCATCATCAGACCGTTTATAAAGTCATCGTTCAGCTTGAGAATGTCACCGTCTTTCTCTCCTGCTGGGGTTAAAACTGGATCACGGAAGCGGCAATTACTCGCTTGGTATCGGAACAGATCCGCGTCGTGTAAATCATCTGGTGTAAGTGATTGGTTATAAGGGGCGGGCAAATAGACCGTCTGCCCTTTGAGTTTGTATGACTTTGAGCGATCGTCATCCGCTACAACGTAGAAGTTCGTCAGCCCCATCACGCCCGGTCGAAAGGCGTGAGGCTGGGAATAATCAACTCGCATAATCAGGTTGATCGTGTCCACCCCGCCATCGCCGCCAGGATTCACGGGTTTAAACGGCAACCCAAACACTCTCTTGTAGACCGCTAACGCGCCTGTCTTTGACTGCTCGTGGCTCCCCCTGAAATCGTTAAAGTGTTGCGCTCTGAGAATTGGCTGGACAAACTTCGGAATGACGCCTGCCAGAACTTCTCGTTCTGCTTCAATTCTCTTGGTGAAATCGGAAATCAAATGGTCGAGATTCACCTTTTGCAAAGTTGAGGTAATTAACTGTCTCCAGGTGAACTCTATTCCTTCTGGCGTTTTCACCGTGGGGCTGATTGCGGTCAATAATCTCGCAGCCACGTCCTCTGCCGCCGTGCCGCTCGGAAAACTCATCGGGTGAAATAAGAACATCGAACCAGGTAGCGGAGCGTTCTGGCTTGCGGTCGTTAAGACCCCCAACACGTTTGCATGGAACTTCGTTTTTGTTCTTGCCCAGTCGTTAAAAACTCGCTTGTTCCACTTCTGAGGTAATTCCCGCGTCCCGTACACCGCCGCGAATTCTGAGCGGCTTATGACATGAACAGCGTCGTTGTAGTTCTTTAGAACCAACCCTTCGTCACTTTGCTCAACATCGTGCTGGCATTCGCGCATGAACGCGGGTAAGCCATAACTGTCAATCTCGTCTTGTATCCGCTGCTTCGTCCATCCCTTCCACGTTGGTTTGCCTGAGACATAAACATCCTTCACGATGCCGCCCACAGTTCGCGTTTCTGTAACCAAATTCCTAACTGCCGGGACGGGCGCTGTGGGCTTACGGTTTGTTAAGACCCGTACTTGCTGGGTCTGAATCCGATACATCACGGAGAATCGAGAGATAAGGTTCTGGGCAAAGAACACCAAAGTATCCGCCTGACGCATCGGAAGAACTTCGGTTGTAAATGTAAGGAAGTTCGACTCGGCAACTACTGGAGAATCATGGCGAGTGTCAATGTCATCCGGCATGATGAAAGAAGGGCGAACATCGGCCTCATTGGCGCCGGCCATCCCCTGATCAAGTCCTGCGAAATCAAACACATACCCTGCTTCTGTGTTTAGAAAGTCGGCTCGCCAGCCCTTCGACGCGCCTTGCTCTGTGTGTCTGACCCTGGCCAATTTCGGGTAGTACTCTTTGATCGCCGGACTGGTTAGTAGAATCTCGAGTGAGGATGCGGTGCGAGCAATCTTTTTCCGCGTACCACCGACGATTAAGGCGTACCCACCGACCCCGGCAGTAGTTGAAAGGCAAGCATCACAGATAGCCATTCGGCGAGCTACCGTGGTTTTCATGTTCCCGCGCGACCAAATTGGGAAGTAGGCGAAAAAATCATTGGGCGGGCGCTCGCCTCTTAGCAAAGCCTGCCGAGCGTTCCAGTGCCACTCTATAGCCTCTGAATGGTGCTTGTCGTCCGTTTCAGAAGAGTCCAGGGAGTCAATAAAGGCTTGCCCAAAGATCGTTGCATACCAGGCCCGCCAACCCTTAGCTTCGAGGCTGGCAGGGTTACGAACAGGCTTAATCCCCGCCTCTGCTGCTCGCTTTCGAGCATAAGCAGTCGCAGCAGCTAGAGTTTCAGGACTTGCTGACACCTACGATGCTTCCAAAACTCTGATCGCCTTGCGGATTGACTCAGCAGATTCCTTGCAGAGATTCGCTTGCGCTTCGTTGCCTTCTGCGCGCCATATCGGCTCATTCGTTTCGTAAGTCTCAAGTTTAATTTGCAGTTCGTTGATTGCTCTTTCCATGACAGTCTCCTTTTTAGCAGGCCCAATTCAGTCCGTACTGGTAGATCTGGATTAGCACGATCAGCAGCACGATCAGCAGCACTACCAAAATGACCCACTTCACAATGCTCTGATATTCCGCTGGCGCAACCTTGCTCACAATTAAGAAAAGGATATACAAAAACAGCGCGACAATTAGTGCGCCAATCAGCAGCTTCGGTAAGCAGGCAAGACTTAATCCGGCAAATAGTAAGAACATGGTTTTCCCCTCCGTGAGAGTAGAAGGGTAACGGAAGGCGGGCGTTTATTTCTTAGGGCTTGTTACGGCCGCCACGCCTCAGATGCTCCAGTCGTGGGCATGTGCTGCGCTTTGATGTGGGATTTGAGGGCTTCCAAGTCAGTTGCGTACAGTAATCGCTGAGTTGGCAACTCGGTAAACGGATCACGGTCATCTATGACGGCGAAATACTCTCCTTTCTCAACTCGATAAGTCGCACTTCCAACGCTTTCTGCATGAAGACTATCAGACAGGTAAATATCAACGCCGTTATATGTCTCCAGTTTGCTCATTCACTCACCCTCTGCGACCTGTTCTGCGTCTAAGATGTTGTCCATGATGACAAGCCTGCCATCTTGAACATCTACCGTCCACTGCACGCCCGGCAGGGCAGGTCTAATCTCGACCGTTTGCCCATCCTTCAACTGTTCTAGCTGCTCGGTGGTTAAATCAAGGTCGCTTAATCGGATTGGCAATCCATTCGTGTTTGTGCTCATTCACTCACCTCTGCGACGCCTCACTTTGCGTCGCGCGGACTACCTAAAATCACTCGTTCCCACCATCGCAAATCAGACACTCTCACCATGCGATCAATGGAACGGGAATAGCCATACAGAGAAGCATCATTCACCATCACAAACGGGGCGCGATTAGCAGGCAAGTAAAGCCAGTAGAGTAGCCGTCGAATATATTTCATTGCTCACTCACCTCTGCGTTGAGTAAGTAGATTCAATTTGGCGCGACGTTCAATCCGACAATGCGCGCGTTGCTTCGTGGCTCGCGGATGATTTCTGCCAATCCGCGACTCGGATCATAAGGCTTCTCTTTGAAGAATCTGACTTTCTTTATCGGGACTTTGGAATACGAAACGGTTTCCTTGCTGTGCCCTAACGAGTCGTAGATTGATTCCTCGGCGTACTCTTCGCCGTCGTTCACTTCACGCGTTTCCACGGCGTCTGCAAAGCCGCCCATTCCTGCCTCGCGCCACTTTGTCATCAACGCCTTTAGCTCGTTGATCGCTTGTTCGTCTGGAATCCAGTCGTAACTCACGTGGCGAAGGGTAATGTGGTTCTTATGCACTCGAACGCCTTGTCCCCTGCGGAAGTGGCGCTCGCCGTTTATTACCGGATCGACGGTAATGAGGTAGTCCCACTTGTCGTTGACCGTAACCTCGTCGGCAGGCGGCGGGGCATAGAACATAGCGTTCAAATGTGAACTTATCAGGCTGGAATCCATACCCCTAATTATACTCCCGATTCAGTCAGGATTCACAGTTTATTTGACAGAGCAGGGAAGCGAGAATACAGTCTTGAGCCGTGGTTGGGACGATTCTTCTGGTTGTCTTTGTAGCCTTCGTGGCGTGGGCAGGTGGCGGCTATATCACGCACAACGCATTCGACCATCGCAAAGGAAATCGAGCGATGGCCTACTTCATCGCAGTAGTAACGGTAATTGCCGCATCTGCTCTAATCGGACTGGCTATCAATGTTCCCGATCGCTCTGGAGTCGAAACCGCATTCCGCGCGTTGCTCGTAATCCTTCCGTCAACTCTACTCGGCGTTCGCATGGCGCTCGGCAGACGAACTCAAAACACATAGCCTTCTCTGACGGGACGGCGGCGCTCTCTCGTGATGCGTGGCGGGCGCGGGCCGCGTGGCACTTGCCCCAGCTTCATCCCGATTGATTCCAGCCGCTTTCTAATGTCGGCCTGCTCACCTTCCGGCAACTCATCAACGCGAGTGGTCTTCTCTTGCAGAATTGGCCGAACAGACTCTTGCTCGCCTCGTGTCATAGTTCGGTAGGCAATAATCGCGTTCCGCAAGCTAAGGCGGTTGAAATCCTCTTGTAGTCGAGTCTTGCCTTTCGCGTCCGTGATGGCCTTCTCTTGTCTGCGGGTCAGCATCAACGGAAGTTCTTTTGATACGTCTTCGCCTCTGCGGGATCGCGCACGGAGATCTGAGACCTTCTGACTCTTTTCTATTTCTTCTGCGGTACGGGCATCGTCTGGCATCGTTGCGCGAATCATCTTGCGTGTTAGCTTCTCGGCTTTCGTCGTCGCAGGTTCGGGCGATCCTTTGTAGGTTTGAACGCCAACACCGGTAAGCGCGGGAAGCGTTTTAATCGAGCCGAGCAATACGCCGTCGTTTTTAATTGCGTCTGAGAAGTCAGAGAATGGAAGCGGCGTTATTAGATCAACAGCTTGATTGCGAGCGCTGAACTTCTCGCCTGACAACCTGTTTTTCCCTTCGAGCGCGTCCCAAGCTGCGCCGCCAGCCGGAGAAGCCTTAGATCGTGCAAAGTCTAACGCGAGTTTGGCCGCCTCCTCGCCTTCGTAAGTCTCGTCACCAATAGCTTGGGCCTTGACCGCTCGCGCCATGCGATACATAAACCGCATCGGCTGCTGGAAACCTGCCAAGAGATCGTATTTCGTATCGCCAACCTGAAACTTCAACCAATCGGCACTATCGGGATCGTCCCAATTCACCTTTGCGCCCGCCGCAGAAGCGAGGCCGAGGAAGGCGGCAATCGTTCCTGCAAACTTCACGTTGTCACGGATCATTATCTTCCGCGCACCACGAGGCATCTTTGCCATCGCCGCAGGGTTCATCATCTTATTGAGAATCTGAAGCCGCGAAGCCACCAGACGCGGGCTAAACATAAAAGCATTCAAAAACGGAGCGACTTGGTTTCCCTTTGCGCCCAGTGATCCTCTGCCTGTGGCCTCATTCACAAATCGCCCCAGCGCATTAAACGCTTTGGCGTTCCTTTGCGGTGTCATTCCCTGCGATCTGAGTTGATCCGCGAATCGCTCAAACACTTGCATTCTCTGACTATCAAGGAAGCTCACAAAGGTTTGCTCTGAAACGTTCTTGACCTGCTTGACCCCTGGCAGATAGTCCAAAACATCAGAACCTAGATAGCCTTCTTCGCGCTTGGAAAGATTCGGGTTGTCCTTCTCGATTCCGGTAAACTCAACGCCTGAGCGTCGCGCCAAATCGAAGTCTTTATTTGCTTTGATGTCTTCCTGGACGTTCTTAAATCCCTTCAGCGAGATGGCTTGAATCATGTGCGTTGCGGCTTTAGAACTGAGTACCGGATGCGTAAAACTAAAATAGCCGCCTTGCCGAAAAACAGCAGAAAGATCACCCATCGACTTGAGAGTTTTCGGGACATTCGTAAACGCCACGGCCGTATCCCAAATCTTGCCTGACGTTCCGCGTGTAGCACCGTACAGGTCACGCTGAAAATCCGCCTTCAACCGATCAACTCGACTCTGCAATCTCGCTGTCTCGCGTGAATAAACAATCGGCTCCCGTTTAGAAACAGGCGAATAGTCCTTCTCGCTCATCCGCCGTCCCAGCTCTGATTCCTGTTTGAGCAGCTGGGTCTGTCGCCGCTTGTTTTGCTTATCGGCAAGGCCGTAGTTCAAAACCGCATCGCGGATGTCCTCGCGGTTGATCCCGTCGAAGTGTTCTTTAACGACGCTGTAAACCTCGTCAATTAGCTTCTCGGCCTCGACTACACCAGCCTTCACGCGGTTTTTTGCCATGCGAGCGACTAAGGCGGTTAATCGCCCTTCAGGGTCTAGCCCAGCCAGCCCGCTACCCTGAACACCCGATCGGGTTTCTAGCTTGGCCTGCGCGAACTGTGCGCGAAGATCAGCAAACTCAGCATCAATTGCTTGTCGCGTTTCACTTCGCTTTGCTTGTCGTTTCGCTAAGTCAATTTCACGTTGGATTGTCTTAGTCTTTACCGCGTCTTGGGCCTGCGCTAATTGAGTCTGAAGGTTCTCAATCTCGCCGGACATTTGCTCATAGCGAGCACGTTCCTTTGGCGTCAGGTCTCTGCCTTTCGCGGCCTTCGCACGGCTCACCATCGAAACCAGATCGTAGGACTCGTTGATTTCCATTCGCCGGATTGATAGAGCGCGGGCAGCTTCCGTTCCGCTCTGCTTCGTTGCGGATGAAATCTTATCGAACTGAGATTCGAGTGCTTCTAGTTCCGCACGTTGAGCGGTAAGCACGGAAGGATCGCGCTCGGCTTCAATCTCTTTGAGTAGTTCAGCGTGACGATTCTTGATTTGTTGGCCTCGCAGAGTCAGGCCGGCGGATTCTTCGTCAGTCAATGCGCGAGGCTTCCGCAAGACAGATTCAGCGATTTCAGACGCACGACCAGGGATTCCCTTCGCGGCGGCGTTGTCCAAAGATTCTTGCCACTTCTTTCTCGCGGGCGCGGGCAACTCAGGCAGGTCTAATTCGGCTCTATCGGCGGCGAATTGTTCATTCCGCGCACTCGTTGTTGAAGGCTCGGGTTTGACTGCCTCGGCAAGCGGCTTCACTTCACGTCGGATAGGTTCAGCCTTTGCAGGAGAGAGAACGGTCGCTTTCCCTTTAGAAGTGGATGCTGCTTCTAAGGATTTCCGCAAAACCTTTAACACGCTTTCAGGCACCCGTTCCCCGGCAAAACGCTCAATAGTAAGGTCTGGGTAGCGAACGATAGCCGCAACTCGGTGGAGTTCGCCCCTACGCATTCGTTGCTGCGTCTTTGGTGCTAAATCTTGTATGTTGCCAATGGCTACAACCCTGCCCTCTTTGTCCACCGCTATATTCACGGCTAAACGATCAGGGCCAGCGTTGCCGCTGACGCTTTCCATCATCCGCATTTCGCGGAACTTCGGACTATCAAGCTGCTTACGGTTGTGCTCAATCGCAGGGCCGGTGGGCAGAACATCCTCCGGCGTGTTGAGGTAGCGCGTTGCAAACCATCGTTCCGCATCCTTCAATGCCGCCAGCCGTGTTGATTTGTCTTTTGGTTCAGCTTCCTCATACATCCTCTTCGCTGTGGTATAGCGCGGGTCTTCATCGCGCAGTTCAACGTATTCACGTTGCTGTTTGGGCGATAGTGTGTGCTGCTTTCCATCTTCGGTCGTAACACTATCTACACTTTCAGCGGGCGCTTTCGGTTCAGGGGTCGTTCTAGGTGTAGCTTCGACGAGTCGCGGTGGTGCGACTTCAGAAACAGTCGGCGCCGTGCGTGTCACTACAAACCCATCACGCTTATCTCCGTAAGTTGGCTTTGAGTCGGAGAACGCGGCGTCCGCAATGGTGACAATCGAACCGTCAGGCTTGCGGAATGAAACGCTTGATGCCTTGATGCCGCCTAACTCCGTTGGGTTCAACGCCTCCGCATCCGAGCCGATTTCCTTGAGAATGCGATCCTTGTATTCGGAGGCCAGAAAACGACGGACAGTGAGATGCGGCTCTGGACCATTGGGACTTTGAGCGGCTTTAACCTGAGCCTCGGTTGCTGGGCCGGGAGCAGGAGAAGGCGCACCCTTAGACACGCCTTCCTCTATCGGTGAGACTGAAGCAGGTTCTCGTAGCGGTTCTGTAAGCGGTTGAATAGGCCGCTCTGTGGGTGCTTCTGGCTGGCCCCCTTGCTCTACTTGCTGTCTGCGAGTTTCTTTCTCTGCACGGCTCTCTGCTTTGAATTGCTCTTTGCCTTCACCTCGAACACGGCGGGGCTGCAAATCTACATGGCGTGGTATCTCAGCGCGAACATTCCCCGCTTGCGCTCCGCCCTCAGTTGCGACTTGCTCTTGTATTCGTCGGTCAGCAACATCTCCGCCAACTCGCGGTTGACCAATCGGCGCGGCCACGTCGATTGCAACTTCACCTTGCCGCGCTTCAACGCTCGGCCTAATCTGCGACGGATACGCTTCGGCAGTCGGACTAGGTTTTGTCTCATTCACTTTCCTTTCCAATACAGACTTCAATTCTCTCGCCTGTAACGGCCTTGGTGCTGTGCCAGAATGCAATCCAAACAACAGATTAGTGAATGCATTGCTTACCGCTGTCTCTGGGTCTGTGCCTCGCGCGACATCAGCTACGACTCCCGGCGTGATAAACGCTACTACCTGACGCTTGATGCTCGGATTCACTCCGGCAAGTCCGCCAATCCCTACTCCAATGGCCGTTGAGATTGCTACTTCCTTTGGGTTCAGGGGTTCACCCGTCTGCGCCGATCTTGCAAGCTCGCGGCCTAACTCAACCCCACCAAACGTCAATGCGGTGCGAGCTATATGCGCCTCTCTTGTCGCTGCATTCAAGGCCGGAATTAAACTCGCTGCCTTCCCAGCAGCCATGTAAGGAGCAACAGCAGGGGCAAATGAGCCAATCTGATAAGCGGTTTCAGCCTTCGCTTCAGCCTGCGGATCAATCAACTGTTCTTCAGGTGTAATCGTTCGACGAAGATCGAGCAGACCAAGACTCGCAGCACCTCGAATCGGGTCAGTCTTAACACCCATTGGAGTATCGAGGTTGCGAATACCAGGAGCGTAGTCTTTCACCGTGTCGGTTACACGCTCCAGTAACGATGATCGCGGCCCCATCGCGGTTGCGCCTGCGCGAATACCCCCAACCTCTCTCTGAGGCTCAGTGCGCCCAACTAGCTCTTGAGCCTTCGCATAGGCCATCGGATCGGATGGTTGCTCACCCTTCAGCAATCTTGGATCAACTCCTCGGGGAATCGTGCCCTCTGAGCGAGTCGTGGTCATTTCCTTAACCATCGTCTCGTCTGCTTGCTTCAAAGTCGCTGGACTGACTCTAGGCGTTCGTTGACGGCCTACCAACTTCGCATCTCGACTGGTAGCAATCCCAGTGGTTAAACCTTCAGGAAACTGGGGAGCAATCAAACCGGGACTACGGCTTGTGGCTGTCCCCTTGGTCACTCCTCGTGGAAAGCGGGTGGGCCGTGGTGCAGGAGTTACACGGCCTTGCTGTGGGGTAAATTGCGGTTCACTCGGTTGTGTTAATTCAGTTAGCGGATCAACTTCGGGCTTGCTTGTGCCTTGCGTCAGTTCTGTTAGCGGATCTTGAACCACGGAATCTTTGAATGCAGCATAATTCTTTCTTCCCGGCAACGGACTTCCCGGCATCGAAGCCCACTCTTTTGCCGCTCGCTTTATCGCGGTTACTTCATCACCCTTTTCCAGCGCTTCTAATGCGCCAGTTTGTCTCAGTAGCTCAACGGCTCGAAGATCCTGATTCTCTGGCGAGTAATCGAGATGGCGGTACTTAGCGAGCTTTGAACGATCGGTTGTGCCGACAATTTGATACTTGCCGAATGCAGTAGAAGGGCCGGCAGAAGTCCGCAACCCCACCTTGTTTGGATGCCGAGATAAATCATCAATGCGACTTCCACCGACTAGTGTGTTGTAGTCTGCACCTTCTGATTTACCGATACGATCGAGGAATTTACGGACACGGGGATTATTCAGCGCATCACGGTTGGGATCGCTGGGGCGAGTAAGTTCGGATAGCGGATCGAGGACATCGGACATTTCATTGCGAGGCCAAGACTTTATGTTTAACGCTCCGTAGCGATGCTTCCCAGCCTAACCCAACGCCAAGCCATCGGTACGCCGTTCGCCGCAACGCTGAGAACGCTTCGTAGCGCGCGCGATACCTTGCAACCCGTCGCTCAAACTCGGCTTGCCATTCAACCGCGCGGCGTATATCAGCATCAAAGTCCGCTTTAGAAAAGAGGAGCTTCAGCCCTTCACTGTCAATCACCCAACGACCCGTCATTCCTGAATTACCACCTTCGGATTAGCTTTCAACTTCGCATAAATCTCTTCGTAAGACTGTCCCGGCTGAAGTGATGCGCGGATCTGCTCAGGCGTGTAGTGAAATTTCCCGTCTCGCGCTGGCTTGACCACTTGCGGGGTACTCCGCGTCAGTTTCGGGGCTTTAATATCTGCTCGCCACTTTCTGATCTGGTCAATGAGCGAGTCGCGCCGATTCTTATGCTCAACATATTCAGGGTTAGGCTGGGTTGTCGGTTCACCGTAAGCATTAACACCTTGAATCGTTATAGGTATCTCAGACATCCGCTTTTCAATCTTCGCCTTTTCACCTTCAGCATCAGAGATATTTTGCTGCACGCTTCTGTTTGCAAATTCAACATCTTCCTGCGGCTTATCGGCACCGGTAAACACCGGTTTCAGCGAGCCGTCAGGCTGCTCCTCAACGATCTGGTTTCCTATTGTGTATCGACGCTTCGCAACAGGCTTGCCCTCTGCTAATGCCCTCGCTTGCGCTAATCGCGCCGCTTCAGTCTGAGGAATCTGATAGCCACCATAGTCAACCAAGCTCGGAGCGGCCGGTTCTCTTAACGCTCGTTGTGCTTGCGCCTGATTCTCTAATACCTGAGATTCAAGTAGCCGATCCTGCATTCCTGCGCGACGATCTAATCTCAGCCCTTGGATTGACTCATTCTCCTTGGCTAATTCGTTCTGTTGCCAGTTGCGATCCAACGCCCTGCGATCCATTACGCCGCCCGGCCCGATTAGTGTTTGAGCTGCTCCCGGTATTCCACCACCCACAAAGTTCAGCAATGTTCGTAAGACTAAATGCTTCTTTGATTCTTTCTTTGGTTCGTACTCACTTAACGCTCTGCGGCGAACTTCTGCTCTCTCCAGAGGATCGCCATCACCAATGAATTTGTTTGTCGGCCGGCCATCCCTTCGGATAACCATCGGAGGGGCTGAGCCTACTTCAACCGGAGGGATTTCCCGGCGTAACGATTCAAGCAAAGGCGAAACAGGTTCTGGGTTTGTTGGAACTACGGGCTGACGAGTAAGCACCGGAACATTTGGCTCGCCCACGGGAAGATTTGTCTCAGGATGGGGCGGCTCTGGCGTTGTCAATCGTCGCAAGATAGGTGGAGACTGAATCAGCCTTCTCAGCGGCTCAAGATCGTCTTCACTCTCAGGATTAAACCCCGGAGTGAGATAGGGATGCGTTCGCCTTAGACGTGAAATGATGCTCATGTGATAAACCAAAGCACTACGGAAAAACCAACTAACTCCACCAGCAATGCCCACATAACGAAGCTGAACTCTTCACACAAGCGCGTCGCGCCTAGTGCCCAGTCATCGAGAGTGAATACGCGATATTTCGTCGCCCTGCTCATCCTATTTGCCCGTGCTCTGCTACTTCCTCGCCAAAGGTCGAGTTGATAATTGCTTGAAGCTGCTCTGCTGGAACTTCTGGGAACTTCTCGCGCAAATCTTCGAGAGTCTCATCCGCAACCTTCTGCGGATCAAGTATCTCGTGCTGAATATGCTCGGTTGGCTTTCCGTACATATAAGCAAACAAAAACTTGCGCGATTCGTGGCGCTCTTGAAAGATCAGCGAAGTGCAATCTTCAACCAGTTTATCTAAGATTTCCTCGCGTTTCTGAATCGGCACGCGCGAATCAAGCAACACCATTAACGCTCGCTCAGATGAACGAGGCTTTCTTCCTGAACCCGGTCTTGCTCCACCTTTACCTGCCATAGCGTTTAATCAATCTAACTCTTTACAAATTCAATTACTTCACCCCAAGGCGAAAGCCCAAAACATGAGCGGCAAAATGTATGATCTGGATAAATCCACCACGTCCCACAGATACATATCCACCATGTTCTCATCCTGCGCTCTCACTGTTGTCGCGCACGTCTTCAGGGTGCGCTCGTTCCATTTCTTCGATCTTCACTTTTAGCAATTCAATCGTTGAATCCTTCGATGCAATCTTCGATTGAAGCTGGTCTCTTAACTCTGCTGCTTCGTTCATCGTGACGCGCATTTCTCTTAGTAATCCAATCGCCGTGCTTGCCTCAATCGCTCCCGCTTCAGCATCCGTCTTATGCGCCTCTGCTTCTCGCAGTCTCGCCGTTGAGCTTGATTCCCGAAAAGCTGTCCATAGCCTGCGGCAGAATCCAATAATGTCCTTGAGCCGTGTAGCAAATAAGATTACTAGCAGAAACTGCCAAACGGCTTCCCTGAGCGTCTGAGGGAGTGGGTTTGGTAAGTTCATCTCTCGTCATGACGCTATCGCTGCTAATCCTCGAACGTGCGCTTTCAATTCTCGACTAAGCTCCTTAACCTCTGCTCTGCTCAAGCTGTCCGTTTGTAACAACCCAGGGCTTGTCTCTTCCAGCCGTTTCCCGTTGGGCGAATTGGATAACTGAATGCCATACCTTCCTAGCTCATCAGGTAAGCATCCGTTCACAGGAAGACTCATTACCAATCCACCGGGATAACGCGCAGCTGCTTTCTCTGCTGCCTGAAGATCGGTGTAGAAACCAAAGAACTCAAGGCCAGTGTCAGGACAAAAAGCCGTATCCTCATAAGCCTGCCGGATCTGCGCCTGCTTCTCGGGCGGTAAGTCAGTGATAGGCCGTCTCCGGCCGACCAGAAACCCTTCTTCAACCGCAGCAAGTGGAGGCGCCCGACGCTCTGCTAACGCAGCCGCAGCCCTCATTACTCGCCGCCTTCTTCTGGGAGCGGAGGATCTGGCGGTGGAGGTGGCGGGACTGGTGGCCCCGGTGTTTCGCCTGGGATTACTTCTTCGTCAAGCGGCTCAATACGCACCGGCGGTACGTCTTCCGGCTTCCGCTCGTTTGGGTCTTTCGGATCTTTGTCGCTCATAGCTTTCACTTTCCTTCGAGCTGGGTTATCTTGCCTCGCCCTCTCGCCGCTGAAGGGCTGTAAACTCTTGCGGCGCTGGGTGTCGGTGGGGAGTCTTTCGAGCCTCCTCACCTTCCTGTTTCATGCTACTGCTTCAAATCTTAATACCTCTTGGCTCATTCGCCTTGCTGCGATCTCACAATACTTTTCCTCAATCTCAATGCCGATTGCCTTACGCCCTAAATCTTTCGCCGCTCGCAGCGTTGTGCCCGATCCCATGAACGGATCGCAAACCGTCCCTTCGCGCACCGTGACCGCGCCAATCATTCTTTCAATTAAATCGGTCGGCTTTTCGGTGGGATGCCAGTTTGCGTCAGCACGCCTAGAGCGCAACACGTTACCGATGCCGCGATCAGAAAACTCTCGATCGCCCGACTTCTCAGCGTAAATAATTAACTCGTGTTGGTTGCGATAATTTGACCCCATGCCGAAGTGAACCTTGTCCCAGACGAGTAGGTTTTTAACCACCCAACCACAAGATTCCAAGGCACCGTACAGGTTCGGATACATGCGCCAATCAATAAAGAAATGCCCCGAACCGCCCGCGCTTGTGACTCGCAGCATGTCAATGCCAACAAGGCGCATTAGAAAGAGAAATCCGTGCGTCGCCATATTGTCATGGCTAAACCATTCGGCTTGCCACTGAGCACCGCGCTGCATCGCACCACGCATGCTCTTTCCTGCGTCGGTTCGTGCGCCACTGGAAAACGGCGGGTCGGTGATAACAGCGTCAACGCTCGCGCTCGGCAGGCCAGCCAGCACCTCAAGGCAATCGCCGTGATAAATCGTTACTGCTTCATCTTCGTAGTAAGGCGTCACTTCAATTCTGTCTACACGGTTTCATCTCAAGTGTAACTACTCAAACTCATCATCAAAATTTCGCTTCTGTGCGGCACGCAGGTTTCTCAGCAGTCGCAATATCTCAACCTGGTTCTGCTCGATTCGTATCAGCATGTCGCACACTGGAATTACTGCGTCTTTGCAGATCCTTGAGAACTCAAGTATCCAGTAATTCTTGTTCTGAAACCCTGCTAACTCTGCCTTGCCGTTCCCATTGGCCGGCCTGATTATCGGCCAAACAAACGTAAATACCTTCTCGATTATGACTAGCGCCAGCGCCCCACCCGCTAGAATTTGAGTCGTATCTGGCGACATCGTTCATCGGTACTACCTCAAAATTGTTCTCAGCCTCTCCGAATCGCCATGAAGATCGCCACTAAAACACCAAGCGAAGAAAGGATTGCGAAGATTGTTAATAGTCCGCTTGTGCGCCCTTCGCTCTTGTCAATCCGAGTCCCTAAAGCGTTGATCTTCTCAGCGTTGGCCTTTGAAGCGTTTTCAGCTTCGGTGCGCGGCATCAGGTTGCGTTCCCGATCGTTCATCGCCCCGCGCCACTCGTTCGCGCTCTGCCGCCACTTCTCGGCGTTCGTTTCCGCAACCGCAACGGCTTTTTCTGACGCTGCCAAAGCCGCCGCCACCGCCTCCTTCTGAGCTGTGAGGGCACTCTTGACCGCTTGCTCTTGGTCGTTGAAACGCTGGTCGTAATGATCCTTCAGCGTGTCTACTGTCCAAGAACTCCGCCGATCATCTGTCTCTCCTGACATTCACTGATTCCCACCATCTACTTCGCCAGCAGAAAACCACTGTCATTCGGAATGACGTAGCGAACCTTCCCAGTCTTCTTATCAACCGATTTCGTGGCGTCACGAAGATCTTCTTTCATCTTCTGAATCGCATCCTTCAGCGTCTTGTCTGGGTCTGCCGACATGCTTTCCGTTCTGGCCTTGGACGCCTCCGGCCCTACGTTCCGCGCGTACTCCTCAAATGCCGAGATCCCAGCTTCGATAATCCGCGCAATCCGGTTTAGCTGCTCGACGCCCTCAATGTGATGACGATTTAAGATGCTTCGTAAGGCACTTGCGAGTCCGAGGTAGCACTTCGCTTTCGCTGCTTGTTTCGCCGCGCCTGTCACACTGGAAGGAATGGCCTTGAGGCATTGATCGCAGTTCACGGCGGCGTCAATCCCGTCGTTGATATCACCTGTCACGGCATCGGCTATCGCCTGCGAAATAACGCCTTCTGTGACAAGCGTGGCGACGAATGGAAGTGTTACCCGCATCCCGACACGGAAACCTGTCAGCAGACCACCAGAGCAGGCCGTTAGAGTTAAAACAAGAGCCAGTGCCGGTGCAATTAGAAATCTACGATTGATCATTTTCCCTCCGTCACGTCTTTAGAAACTTTCTTAACCGCCTTCTTAGCCTCTGCCATAGCAGGTGACGCGGTAGCAACAGCCGCAATCTTCGCTGCTTCTTTCCCTGAATCAGCAATCCCCTGGCCGATGAGATAGGCAACGATGATCGCAACGATTTCCGCCACTGTTTGAGGATCGAGACTGAGGCCATGCTTTGCGGCCAATGTGACAATCAACCCGACCAACGCCGCCATAAACTTCCGCGACGTGGCAAGGGCTTTAAGCATTCCTAAAACCTCGTTCACTATTCGTCCTCCCTGAATTCACTCCAAGTCTGCCGATCTTCACTGGCACCAAACAACGCCAAATTCGTCACCTCATCAACTTCTCCTGTCGCTTTCAACCCGTGGTGCAACTGGAATTCAGTCACGGCATGAACCGTCTCCGGCCCGAAGCAGCCATCGGCACAGATTCCTAACTTACGTTGGAGATCAATTACGGCTGTCCCTGTGTCCCCACGAGACAGAGTTGAACGAGTGAATGAGGTAGACACTCACTCAGGGTATTCGATTTGTAGGGTTTATTTCGGAGAGGGGAACTAAGCGGCAACAGCCTGTGGCGGTTTGTAGTTCGCGGCGTGGTATTCGCACCGCTCAAGCAGTTCTTCGTGAATCTCTTGTGGCGTGGTTCGCGCCACGTACATCGTATATTCGTCGCTGTCGCGGAAGATTGTCATTCCCACGCGGTTAGTCAACGGCAAAGGTTCGCGGAACTGCCAGCCAGTCGCTTTCAACGCATCCCAGCGAGCCTTGTGCGCGATATACCACGGATCGTTTTCCCATGCGTAGTTCATTCTTTCACCTCATATATAACCACAGCCTTGGCGGAGAGGACTACAGGGGCTTAACGCGCCGCGTGATGGTAATCGGCTCCTCGCGCAAGATATGCCAAAAAGCCTCTTGTCCGTCAGAATACCAATCAAACTCGCGTTCGTCTTTGGCCTCAAACGCTTCGCTGATTCTTTTATTCAGATACGCCCAAACTGACTGAATCAGCTTCCGCTTTTCGCGTTTGGTCATGCCTCTATTTTACTCCTATAAACACCCGCGCGGATAACTTTCCTGTACGTTCAGAAACACAAAACCCGCCAGCTTTCACTGACGGGCTTCATGCGTTGATCATCGGTACTGTACAGGCGTGACGGTCAACATTCTACACTAAAAACTTAAATCTGCACACCGCATTACGATCACTTCGTTGATTATCGGAGTGATAAGCCTACCAACTTCCCAACTCCGTAAATAGACAACCGTTCGGCTTTAATCGCTAAAGCGAGGCCACAGGTTCAATGAACAAGGTTCTTCTCAGTCGTGAGTACCTAGAAAATCACGCACTACGTGCGCTCAGTAGCGGAGCGACTTTGAAAGCCCGTAGGAACGGCGGACTGTAGAGCTAATGCCGGGCGCTGGTGAGGCAATTCCATCCCGGTCGATTGACGCCGAAAGGTGAAAAATACGCTCACGGTCTCAAAGTCTGAAAAGCACTAATCTCAGCCTCGCCTA